ACGTTTTTACGATTTGAACAAGCAAACATAATTCTTGAATCAGGAGATATTTTTAAAGCACAGGCAAGTGCTGGAAATGATTTACATGTTTCACTATTCATAGAAGAACACTATGATCCAAGTAGGTAATGAATGGCTTTAGTTTTAGCTGACAGAGTAAAAGAAACAACCACAACAAGTGGAACAGGAACATATACTCTTGCAGGATCTATTACTGGATTTCAATCTTTTGGAGATGGGGTTGGTAATGGAAATACAACATACTATACGTGTACAGATGGAAGTAGTTTTGAAATTGGTATAGGAACATACACTGCTTCAGGATCAACGCTTGCTCGTACAACTATACTTAAAAGCACCAATTCAAATAGTGCTGTTGATTGGGGAAGCACTACTAAAGATATATTTGTTACATACCCTGCTGATAAGGCAGTATTTAAAGATGCAAGTGGTAATTTAGCTGGACTTGGAACAGCTGCAGTATTGGATACTGGAATATCAAATACTAACATTCCAAAATTTACGAGTGGTGTTGCTGACAATGATTTTCTTAAAGTTGATGGAACAACTATTGAAGGTCGTTCTGCAAGTGAAGTATTGAGTGACATTGGGGGGCAAGCATCTTTAACGTTTGGAATTAGTGATACCAATGCAGTTAAAGTAGATAGTGGATCTGTAGCTGATGATGAGTACGCAAGATTTACAGCCAATGGGCTAGAAAGTCGAAGCACCTCCGAAGTTCTTTCAGATATTGGTGGACAAGCATCCTTGACATTTGGGATTAGTAACACCAATGCAGTTAAAGTAGATAGTGCTTCAGTTGCAGACGATGAGTACGCAAGATTTACAGCTAGTGGGTTGGAGAGTAGGAGTACCTCTGAAGTATTAAGTGACATAGGTGGACAAGCATCTTTGACATTTGGAATTAGTAACACCAATGCAGTTAAAATAGATAGTGCTTCAGTTGCAGACGATGAGTACGCAAGATTTACAGCCAATGGGCTAGAAAGTCGAAGCACTTCAGAAGTTCTTAGTGACATAGGTGGACAAGCATCTTTGACATTTGGAATTAGTAACACCAATGCAGTTAAAATAGATAGTGGATCTGTAGCTGATGATGAGTATGCTAGGTTTACATCTAATGGGTTAGAAAGTCGAAGCACTTCAGAAGTTCTTAGTGACATTGGTGGACAAGCATCTTTAACGTTTGGCATATCAAATACTAACGCTGTAAAAATAGATAGTGGATCTGTAGCTGATGATGAGTATGCTAGGTTTACTGCAGATGGACTAGAAAGCCGAAGCACCTCTGAAGTATTAAGTGATATTGGAGGACAAGCTTCTCTTACTTTTGGAATATCCAATACTAACGCTGTAAAAATAGACAGTGCTTCCGTTGCAGACGATGAGTATGCTAGGTTTACTGCAGATGGATTAGAAAGCAGAAGCACATCCGAAGTTCTTTCAGATATTGGTGGACAAGCATCCTTGACATTTGGGATTAGTAATACTAATATTCCTATTTTTACAACAGGTGTTGTAGACGATGATTTTCTTAAAGTAGCAGGAACATCTATAGAGGGTCGTAGTGCATCAGAAGTTCTTAGTGATATTGGTGGACAAGCATCTTTAACATTTGGGATTAGTAATACTAACGCTGTGAAGATAGACAGTGCTTCAGTTGCAGACGATGAGTATGCTCGATTTACAGCTAACGGATTAGAAAGCAGAAGCACATCCGAAGTTCTTAGTGATATTGGTGGTCAGGCTGCACTTACATTTGGAAAGTCGGATACAAATGCGTTAAAACTTGAAGAAGCTGTGTCAACAAATGACATACTATTAGCAGGTTCAAGTAATGTTAAAGGCAGAACATACGCTGAACTTAAATCAGATTTATCGTTAAATAACGTAGAAAATACAGCAATTAGCACTTTTGCTGGATCATCAAATATTACTACTGTAGGAACTTTAGCACAAGATTTAACTATAGCTTCTACTGATACTGGAGCAGGGGATGGTCCATCTTTAATCTTGTATAGAAATTCCTCAAGTCCAGATGATGCTGATGATATTGGACAAATATTTTTTAGAAGCAGAAATGATAATTCACAAGACGTAGAATATGCTAGAATAGGTGCAGAACATTTAGATGTTTCAGATGGAACTGAAGATGGAAAACTTGTTTTTCAAGTAATGCAAGGTGGTTCATTGCAAAGTAGAGTGGATTTTAGAGGTGGGCAAAACACAAGATTTTTTAATCAAGATGTTGAACTTAGTGATGGTGTTGACTTAATATTTGAAGGTGCGACAGGTAACGACTTTGAAACAACTTTAACTGTAACTGACCCAACAGCCGATAGAACCATAACGCTTCCTAATACAACTGGAACAGTTATGACTTCTCTTTACGCTAGTTATTTTGACAGTTCTGGGGGTACAGATATTAACGATGGAGCAACCGTTGCTCTAAACCAAACAAGAATAGAAAGTGATGCTTCAGTATTTGGTCTTAGTTCTGGTGAAGTGACTGTTGACTTTGCAGGTAAGTTTATGATTACTTATGATTGTACTACAGTAATTGAATCAGGGGGAGGAACTTCTAGAAGTGAAGTAAAGGTAGTGTTGCAAGAATACAATGGCTCTTCTTGGTCAGATATTGATGGAACAGTATCTTATACTTATAACAGAACCAATAATATTGGTGAAGCAACATGTACTTGTACAATAATTCATAGTGTAACGAGTGGTTATAAATATAAAATTCTTGCAGATAGAGAAAGTGGAACTTCTAATGTAACTACTACACCTCATGGATCAAGGTTAACCTTTATGTTGGTAGGACTTTAATGTTTGGACATTCACCTCTTTCTGAAGTTCCGTTTTCAACACCTGTTCGGTTTATTGTATTAGAGTTTAGAACTAGACGACTTAGTGCTAGATCAGGGTTTAAAAGATTTGATTCAGATGCACGACCAACACACCGACAAGTTGTATTTGTTGCACAAGAATTAGCAAGATTAGCAAAAGTAACAAGAGAAGCAGAAAAAAAAGTATACGTAGTACAAGAACATATACGAAAAGCATATGTTAGTAGGGAACATAGCAGAGTTGCAACAGTGGCACAAGAACCTGCAAGAAAAGCAGGAGTAAGTTTAGATACACAAAATGCTGCAATACTTGTTCCACAGGATACACGTAGAGTTGCAATAGTTGCAAAAGAACAAAGAAGAATGTTGTTTATTGGAGAAGAAATACAAAGAAAAACTTTTGTTGCAAAAGAACCTGATAGAATTACAAAAGTATTTAAAGAAACCCCAAGAGTTGTAAAGGTAGCATAGTATGGCATTAAAATGGCCCGATAAAGACCCAGATGAAAGACTTGATTATACTGTTGATTGGTCAAGATATTTAGACACGTTAACAATATCAAGTGTTCAATGGACACACATTCAAGCAGACGGAACAGAATCTTCTGCGTTAAGTGCATCTAGCACAGTAAATGGAATGACAGTACAAGCCGTATCAAATACGACTACAACAGCTTCTATCGTTCTTAGTGGGGGAACAGTAAACACAGAAACAAAGTTTGTATGTCAAATTACAACAAACACTAACTCAGCTACAGGTGCTGCTGTAGTTACCAAACGAGTAATTAACCTAACAGTTAGAGAGAGAGTCTAATGGCATATAATTTTTTAGAACTTGTTAATGCAGTTGCACGAAGACTAAACGAAACAGAACTTACATCAAGTAACTTTGCCACAGCAACAGGATTTTATGCACAAATTAAAGATGCTGTAAATTCATCAATACGAGATTTAAATCTTCACCATGAATACTGGCCCTATAACCATAATTCAGAAAGTATTACATTAACAGCAGGAGTAACACGTTACCCCATTCCTGCTGATGCTAAATTTGTAGATTATAATAATTTTAGATTAGAAAGAGATACTAGCGTTGATATAGGTGCAGCTAGACGGTTAGAGCAAATTACATATAATGAATACATAGATACATATGTTGACCAAGAAAATGAAACAGATACATCAAAAGGTGCGGCAACAACTAACGTATTTAAAACGTTAGATAACTCTTTTGGGGTTGTGCCAATGCCTGATAAAGCGTATACTATAACATATGAGTATTTTAATTTTCCTGTAGATTTAAATTTATACACAGATGTTCCTAGTGTTCCAGAAAGATTTAAATTTGTAATTACAGATGGTGCTATGTACCACGCTTATATGTTTAGAGATAATATAGAAATGGGGCAACTCGCATTTAAAAAATTTGAAGATGGAATGAAATACATGCGTAAACTACTTGTTAATGAAAACGTTTATTTGAGAGCTACATAATGCCTGATCGTTGGCAAACATATCCATTAGAGTTTAAAGGGGGTCTAATAACTAATCTATCCCCTCTACAGCATGGAACGGCTGCTCCCGGATCAGCACGAACACTAACTAACTTTGAACCATCTATTGAGGGTGGGTATAGAAGAATTGAAGGGTTTTCAAAGTATAACAGTAACGCTGTTACAGGAACAAGTGGGAGTGACTTATTAGGGTTGGGTCGTTTTAGAGGAAGCACAATAGTAGCTAGACCACAAGACTCTGGAGCACCACGATTGTACCTTGTAACAACGTCAGGGTCACATACAGATTTATCTACATCTGTTCAATTACATTCTAGTGCAAGTCGTGTAAGATTTGCAAACTTTAATTTTGATGGGGATGCAGATTTAATTATTGTAGATGGGTTTGGGTACCCTTGTGTATTAGTAGGGACAGCAGCAGGTAATTTAAGTAAGTTATCAACTCCTTCAGATATATCCGGGGCATCCCACGTTACAATATTTAAAAACTCTGTACTAATTGGAAATAATGATAAATTAGTTTTTTCTGCTCCTTATTCAGCAACAGATTATACACCTGCAAATGGTGGTGGAGTAATTAATGTTGGAGATGACATTACTGCTTTACAGGTATTTAGAGAGCAGCTTATAATATTTTGTGAAAAAAGCATTTTTAGATTAACAGGATCTAGTTTTGCTGATTTTGCGTTGCAACCAATCGCTACTGGAGTGGGTTGCTTAAATGGAGATACAGTACAAGAAGTTGGTGGAGATATAGTTTTCTTATCTCAAGATAGTATTCGATCTTTATCTGCAACAGATAAGATAGGAGATTTTAATTTAGCTTCTGCATCAAAAACTATACAGGATGATTTTTCGGCTTTTATTCAAAACCACCAATTTTTTTCAAGTCTAGTTATCCCATCAAAAACACAATACAGAATATTTGGCTATTCAGCTAGTATTACAGAAGCTAACGCTCAAGGATTTATAGGTACTCAAGTTATAGGGCAAAGTGGTGTAGAATTTCATTGGGCAAAAACTAGGGGCATACAAGCAAGAGTTACTGCAGACTCTATTGATTCTGGAAAAGAAACTGCTGTATTTGGAAATAAAGATGGTTATATTTATAAAATGGAAGAAGGTAACGATTTTGATGGGGGTAACATAGAAGCTACTTTTGCAACTCCTTACTTTCCTTTAACTGATCCACGAACACGAAAAACAATCTACAAAGCAATATTATACACAGATCCTCAAGGATCATTTAGCACAGATTTTAATTTAAAGTTTGATCTTGCAGAAGCTGGAATTATACAACCTAGTACAATATCACTTTCTAATGCATCGTCATCAGGGGGAATTAGTTTGTATGGGTCAACAAGTGCAAGATATGCACATGGAGGATTACTTAACGGTGCTAAGTCTAGTGGTGATAGTTCAGGAATAGCTGTAGACACTTTATCTTTTGGAGCAGGAGATGGGTTAATCGTAGGTGATCAATTTAAATTTGATAATAATAGTCAAGTTTATGAAATAACAGCTATTAGTAGTGCTGTTTCTGGTAGTGCAGGTAGTGCAACAGCTACAGTAACAGTTAACCCTAATTTAGTTGAAGACGTAGCTAACAACCAACATTTTAGTTTTGTAAAATTTGCAGGTGGCTTATCCTCAGTTTTTAGTGGAGATAGTCTTAAAAAAGTATTTGAAACACAAACAGTAGGATCAGGATTTTTAGTATCCATGTCTTTTTCGGCAGATTCAACTGATCCACCCTATTCTTTTGATGCAGCGTCAATTGAGTATGGTCAATATGGGAGAAGATAAAAATGGGAAGTGAATACACTAGAAATGACTCAGCTAATAATATAGCTGATGGAAACGTCATAAGTGCTGCCGATCTTGATGGAGAGTTTGAAAAACTGGTTACTGCGTTTACAGCAGGAACTGGGCATAGCCACGATGGAACAACAGCAGAAGGTGGCTATATAACAAAACTATTGGGTACAGCTATTACAATTGGTGATGGTACAGCAGGTACAGATATAGCTGTTACATTTGATGGAGAAACAAATGATGGCACATTGACATGGATGGAAGACGAAGCACGTTTTGATTTTGCTAATAAAGTTAAAATAGTAGATGCTACGGATGTAGATGTAGCTGATACTTCTGTAGGGTCTTTAGTTACAAATGGGGGGTTAGTTGTAACAAAAGATTTGCTTGTTGGAGATGATATATTTTTAGATTCAGATAGTTCTGTTGTAAAGTTTGGTGCTGATCAAGATATAACACTTACTCATGCAGCCGACACATCTTTAACGCTAGGTGGAGCAGGGAGTACAACTGGGTTAATAATTAATAATACAGCCACAGACGGTGATCCATTTTTAGCTTTTGCTTTGTCTGGAACACAGACATTTACTATGGGCATTGAAGATGGGGATAGTGATAAGTTTAAGATAGGCACAAGTGCAATAGGCACAAGCACCATACTTACCCTAACAAGCGATGACATGATTTTGGCTGACGATTTAAGTTTACAATCAGATGGAGCTATTCTTAATTTTGGTGCAGACGATGATATTTCAGTTACTCATACTGCTGACACATCTTTAACGTTAGGTGGAGCAGGGAGTACAACTGGGTTAATAATTAATAATACAGCCACAGACGGTGATCCCTTTTTAGCTTTTGCTTTGTCTGGAACACAGACATTTACTATGGGCATTGAAGATGGGGATAGTGATAAGTTTAAAATAGGAACAACTGCAATAGGTACAGGCACGATACTTACTTTGACAGGAGATGATGTAATTTTAGCTGATGATCTAAGTTTACAATCAGATGGAGCTATTCTTAATTTTGGTGCAGACGATGATATTTCAGTTACTCATACTGCTGACACATCTTTAACAGTAGGTGGAGCAGGTAGCACAACTGGGGTAATAATAAACAATACTGCTAGTGATGGTGATCCATTTTTAGCTTTTGCCTTGTCTGGAACACAAACATTTACTATGGGCGTAGAGGATGGAGACAGTGATAAGTTTAAAATAGGAACAACTGCAATAGGTACAAGCACCATACTTACCCTAACAGGCGATGACATGATTTTGGCTGACGATTTAAGTTTACAATCAGATAGTGCCCTACTTAATTTTGGTGCAGATGACGATATAACTTTAACTCACACTGCTGATACATCTTTGACATTAGGTGGAGCAGGAGGAACAACAGGGTTAATAGTTAATAATACTGCAGGGGATGGAGATCCTTTTTTAGCTTTTGCATTAAGTGGCACACAGACATTTACTATGGGTGTTGATGATGGAGATAGTGATAAGTTTAAAATAGGAACAAGTGCAATAGGCACAAACACACGACTTACTATCGATTCAAGTGGAAACTCGGAATTTGGGGGGGATATTACAGCTAAAACAGGAGATGGTGCTATTCTAGCATTACAAACATCCCTTGATACTGTTATAGATGGATCTGTTTTAGGAACAATTCAATTTACAGCACCTGAAGAAGCTAGTGACACTGATTCTAGAGAAATTGCAGCTGAAATAGCTGCCGTAGCTGAAGAAGCTTTTTCAACAACATCAAATGCAACAGAACTAGTCTTTAAAACAGGTGCATCTGAAGCCGCATCATCTAAAATGGTGTTGTCCAGTACAGGAATTTTATCTGTAAACGGTGGGGTTATTCCAACATCTGCTGACGGAGCAGCATTAGGATCTGCAACTAAAGAATGGTCTGATCTTTATTTAGCTGATAGTGGAGTTATTTATTTTGGTGATGACCAAGATACAACTCTTACACACACTGATGGTACAGGACTAACTCTTAATAGTACAAATAAATTAAACTTTGGGGATACTGGAACTTTTATTAATCAAAGCACAGATGGACAGCTTGATATAGATGCTGATACTGAATTAGAATTGACTGCACCTACAGTAGATATTGCAGCTTCAACTGCTGTTACTATAGCAACACCTTCATTAATTATTACAGATAACACAACTGATGAACCTATTGTGCAAATTAAAAACACTCATAACGGCACAACAGCAGGTGAGTTACGATTTGTCATGGACAAAGGATCTGCAGGTGCTGATGGAGATGATCTTGGAACAATATCATTTTATGGAGATGACTCTGGTCAAAATCAAACAGCTTTTGCAAAAATAGTTGGTGAGGTATCAGAATCTGCTGACACAGATGAAGCAGGTAAACTTTCTTTTTTTGTTGCTGAAAGTGATGGCACAAATACAGCTTTAACAGCAGGTTTAGTTATCGAAGGTGAACACGCTACAGATGGTGAGGTTGATGTAACAATCGGTGCAGGTGCTGCATCAACAACAGCCGTTACAGGAAAATTAACTGTTGGAGGTACATCTACTTTTACTGGTGCTGTAACTGGCACTACCATGACTCTTCTTACTACAACTACAGTTTCTTCTGCTTCACCACAAGCAAATGTAACTTTTGATTCGTCTTTAATTACTGATGACTATATGGATTACAAAATTGTATTTAGAAATGTTAGTTCAGTAACTGATGGTCAAGACCTTTATCTTCAGCCATCAATAGATAATGGTTCTAATTATAATCTTACAATCGAACAGTATAAATTCTACCACGATTTAATATCAGATGCTAGTGGGTCGGCAACAGCTCCTAATGATGAGAGTCGTTTTTATATAATGGCTTCACTTTCAAATACGGCAAACGAAGGGACTAATGGAGTTATTGAACTTGTGGGTTTAAGACAGACTACTACAAGTAATAAAGGAATATTTTGGAACGCAATGGGTGGTATTTCAATATGGAATAATCACAATGATGGTAATGAATATTGGTGGAATGGTGGTGGTAAAATAATAACTACAGGTGCAGTAAATAATTTAAAGTTAGTTTTGGAAAGTGGTAATATTAAACAAGGTACATTTTCACTATATGGGATAAAATTGTAATGAAAAAAAATGTTAATGGTGTTGAAATTGAAATGACTGCTGAAGAAATAGCAGTAAGACAAGCTGAAGAAAAAGCAAGTCAAGCAAAACAACCAGAGAAAAGAATGGCTTGGTTAAGACACATAAGAAATAATTTGTTAAAAGAAACAGATTGGATGGGTAATTCTGATGTTACCATGAGTAATGATTGGAAGGTATACAGACAAGCGTTGCGAGACATTACTAAAACAGAGCCAGTAGATATGGCTTTGAGTAATATAACTTTTCCAACAAAACCAAGTTAATTATGGAAATAAACCCAATACTATTCTGGAATGGAATACTTACAGTAGTTATAGCACCTGCTATATGGGTATTTCGTGGCATGTTTATGGAAGTAAAACGATTGGATATACTTCTTAATAAAACACGAGAAGAGTATGCCAAGCGTGATGATGTTAAAGAAGATATGCATACAGTAATGGATGCACTAAAAAGACTAGAAGATAAATTAGACAAGATACTGATTGGTAAATGATGTGGCTCAAAAGTTTAACACAAACATTAGTGGTAATGTAAGTGGAGGTAGTGTAAAAACAGATGCTGAAAAAGAAGCCGATCAAGAAGCTCGTGCAAGAGAAGCACAAGCCAAAACCAAAGCCAAAGTTGATGCAGAAGCAAAAAAGAAAGTTGATGCAGAAGCAAAAAAGAAAGCTGATGCAGAAGCAAAGAAACAAAAACAAAAAAGTGTACAGGAAGTAAACATGGCAGAAATAGAAAACGCACCAAGTCCTTTAGACGAAGCACAATATGCAAAGATGCAGGAATTAGCTAACGCTAACCCTAATTTAAGCATAAAAGAACTTGTTGCAAAATCAGATGAATTTATTGGTACAGATCCTACGACTATGAAAAACTATCTGGTCAATGCAGGAGTAGACATTGAAGCAGACACTGTTGGTGGTGTGGACATGGTTAGTTTAAAAAATGCTACTTCTGCTCCTGTTGTTGATCCTAATCTTGTTTCTGATAAAGTTAAAGATAAAAATATTGAAGCGGCCAAAGGAGAAGTATCTAAAGAGGTTGGCGAAGAACAAATTAATCTCAACCAAGAACAACTATACGCAAAAGAACAAACAGGCGAAGCTGCACAAATTACAGGTAACACAAAACGAGAAGTTACTGAGGGTGAGTTTGTAACTGGAGCAACAGCTACTCCAGAAGAATTATCCGAAATAAATATGGTTGCCGCAACGGCTGAACCATCAGATCGTGCAACTACACGAGGGCAACTTGCTCTTATGGAAAAAGATTTTGAAGGGGGCAAAATACCTTCATACGTTGCAGGACAAATGAGAATGGCAAATGCTGTGATGCAACGAAGAGGTATATCAGCATCTTCAATTGCTGGGCAAGCTGTTATGCAAGCAGCTCTAGAAGGCAGTGTACAAATAGCGATGGCTGATGCTAAAGCATTTCAAACATTTGAATTAGCTAGTCTTAGTAACAGACAACAATCGGCTGTTCTTAACGCACAGATACGTGCTAAGATACTTGGTCAAGAACTTACTAATAGACAACAGGCTGCCGTTATAAATGCCGCAAGAGTAACTGAAGCAAACAATATGACATTTACTGCTGAACAACGTGTTATGTTGGAAAACTCAAAGATGATGCAACAGATGAACCTTGCTAATCTTAACACTAAACAACAAACAGCCCTTGCTAATGCAGCTACATTTGCAAATATGGAAAAAGCTAATTTAGATGCACGGATGACTGCACAAGTTACAAATGCACAAAACTTTTTAAAAATGGATTTAGCAAATTTAAGTAATGAGCAACAAGCTCGTACTCTTGAATATCAATCAACTATTCAAGCTTTATTTTCAGATCAGGCCGCAACAAATGCTGCTGAACAGTTTAACGCAAAAAGCCAAATGCAAGTTGATCAATTTTATACAGAGTTAAACACACAGATTGAACAAGCTAATGCAACACGAAATGCAAACATGGAACAGTTTAACGTAAATCAAAAAAATGCAATGAAGCAATACAATGAAACAATGAAATTAAACAGAGAAAAGTTTAATGTAAATGCTCGTTTACAAATTGATCAATCAAATGTAGAATGGAGAAGACAGATAAATACAGCAAATACGGCTGAACAAAACGCTACAAATAGATTAGTGTATCAATCTCTTACAAATCAAACAACACAAGCACAAAACAATTTGTGGAATTTTTATAGAGATTCGGCTTCGTGGTTAATGACAACAGCCGAAAATAGAGAACAAAGATCTCACGATGCTGCTATGTTGGCCGCCCAACTATCAGGAAATAAAGATTTGTATAGAACAGAGTTTTTAAACAACTTGCTTTTAGAAGTAGGTATGAATTTATAGGATAACATATGTTAGGAAATTTAATAAAATTATTTGTAGGAGCTAACTTAGCATCAACAGGAGCATCTTACATGTTAGGACCAGAGAACATGCTAACTAAAAGTATGGGGAAATTAACAGGATCATTTTTAGGCATGGGTTCTAGTTCATCGTCTACCAATAGAAGCGATTTAAAATACGTTTCAAAAGTTGAACCTCAAGAAATTAAATTGTCTGGGGCTAGTAGTGTAGGAACAGCAAAACCTAGTTTATCTTCTGCAACCCAACCTAGTCAATTTCCAATGGGTTATAAAAGTAAGTTAAATATATCTCCTGAAGTTAGACGACTTTTGCAAGATGTAAATGATGGCATGGTAGGAAATCAAAATATTCGATTATCTTTATACCAAACACCAGAAAATAAAATAGATGTGGGGTAAATAATAATGGTAGCACGAGATAGAAGTCTTGAAGAAGAACGAGAGGAAATAGCAAGAAGTGTTGTAGATGAGGGTATTCTTGAAACTCCAGACCAGTTAAATGGTCTTTCTTCTATTCCGGGATTTGGTATGACACAACCAAAAGGAAAATGGGCATGGGAAAATCCACCACAATTTTCTGATCCTAATGATGCAATAGACGCTATTGTAGAAAAATTTGATGAAGAACCTACAAAATCTAATTTATTAAAAGTAATTCTTGCAGGGGTATCTGTAGAAGAAATAATTAACACTACAGTTATGAATGGATTTACAGAAGGTAAATTTACTCCAGACGTTGCAGAACTTATAAAACCAGCGTTAACTGTAAAACTTTTAACAATGGCTCAAGAGAAAGATGTTCCTGTTCGTATGTTTGTAGATCAAGTAGATTCTGGTGAAATGGAAGATGAACAATTATTTAGAATAATGCAGGAAAGAAATCCTACTATGTTTAAAGAATTATCTGAAAAAATAAATGAAGAAATACGAATGGGAACTCAACCTGCTCCACCATCACCACAACCTAAACCTTCTCCAATAAGTGAAAACAGTTTTTTAAATATAGGTAATTAAATATGTCAGTAAATCCAATAGATGTTTTTACCATTTTACTTTCAGGTAAAAAAATAAAAGAATCAAAAGATGCAAAAAAACTTGCAGCAGCAGAGTTAGAATATGATCAGTGGCTAGACAAACAAGAGTATTTGCAAGACCAAAGAGAAAGTTATGATGCTACAAAAAGAAAAATTAAAATTGAAGATGAAAAAAGAAAACGTATAGACGATTTTAATTTTAAAATGAAAACAAAGCCTATTGAATCTCAAGTTGAGTTTGGTGTTAAAGCTAGAGAAGAAGGTCTTGGTGGACTTTCTCAAGATAGATTTGGAAATCCTTTGCCTTTTGATGTATTTAGTCAACGTGTTAATCAAGCACGAACACAAAAAAAATTACGAGATAAACTTAAATCAGAAAAACAATCTTTTCTTCAAACACAAAACTTAGAACAAAGTGATCTTGCACTACGAACAGCTACAATCCAAGCTCAGAATAAAGCAGAAGCAACATTTGCTGAACAAGGTTATGGAAATTTAAAAACTGAAGATATGAGTTTTAACGACTTTGCCATAGCAGTTAAAACTGCTAAAGAAAAAGATGCATTAGCTGCAACCAGTGCTGAAGAAAGACAAAAGGTAATAGAAAAATATGTAGGTATGGGGTATGGAAATTTTCTAAAAGATGAAAATGGTAATGATCGCTCATATGAAGATTTTATAAAATTAGCCGTAGAACAAGAACAAACAGACATTCTCAAAAGAAAAAAGCAGCAGTTTACACAAGAAAAAGAAATAAGTGCAAAGTTTGAAACTAAAAAAAGAGAAGCTGTAAGAGAAGAAAGTCTTAGAGAATTAGCTTTTAAATATGGAATTAATCCAGATGATGAAATTGCTTACGATGGCACAGATATTTGGAAAGATGATCTTCAGAAAAAACTTCAAGGTATGGAAGAAAATTTAACTTTTGAAGAAAAGAGCAGTTTAAATTTATTAAATGAAGTAAATAAAACAAATAAACTTAATGAAATAGCATCTACTTTTGAAAAAGTAAAAAATACTGACTACACTTTGTTTAAAGATATAGAAGGAGTAACACCTTTTGTAATGCCTAAAAAGGTTGCAGGTACAAAAACTTCAGAAACAGATAGACTAAGGCTTATGGATGCATGGGGATATAAAAATTTTGATAATGTAGCACGAGCTACTAATGGGTTAAAAAATTCTGATATGGTTAGGTTTATACATGAATTTAATAACGCTTATCGAAATACACTAACAGAAAAAACTAAAGTAACAGAAAAGGGAATATTTAAACCAACATCTCTTGGGGTATCTTTTCTTTCATCTCATCCGTATTTTAGACAAATAATAAAAAGACAGCATAACAAAGTCTTTAATATTGGTAACTTAATGAAAGAAGGAGCTTTACTTAAAGCAATAGGATCAAGTCGAGTTATACCTTCATCTGATGTTGCACAAGTAACTGACCCAAAAACAATGGAAACTGAGAGTGGTATTATAATAAATTGGACAAAGGGAACTCCTGAAGAACAAAATGCGTATGCTCAAATAATGAATGAACTAGACAAAAATAGAGGTTTTGAAGGAGATGAAGAAGCTCTTTTAATTGCTATGTCGAGTTATGTTGGTACGAAATTAATTAACGGTAAGCGTGTTCCTGATTTATCTGTACCTAAATTTTATGCATCTATGCTTGACAAAGGTTTTACGATGACTCAAATGAGACAATACGATCCTAATCAAAAAACAGATAATGATGGTCTTATTACGTATAATCACAGTCTTACCGAAGAAATAACTAGAACAGCTAATGAAACTTTTTCAAGCCCATTACCATTTATTATGGCTTTATCTGTAACTGCTAAAGCTAATGACACAGGACTACTTGGTATTAGTCCTAGTGAATACGCTGAACAACAAGGTGTTAAGCTTGATGCTTTGTATAAACAAAACTTTGATGCAAATGATTTAATAAACGATGCAGATGCAGCTTTACGTACTCTTACTAATGATGATTTAGAAGAATTAAGAGAGCTTAATTTAAGAAATGGAATTTTATTACAGAATAATGGGGTTTTTATTGAATCTGATCCAGACCAATCAAGTGAGTTATTTGGTGCTCCATTAAGTACCTACGGTACTATTTTTAGTACATTAGGGGATCAGGTTAGTGCTGCTATAAAAACAGGCAAAAATATGGCTGGCATAGAAGATAGCACAATTGGTGGAGCAATTATTGCACAGTATGATAAATTAGACGGTAAAAACAGACGTTGGTCATCTTACCAAGATGATGTTAACCCAAAGACAAAGCGAACGTTTTTAGAAGAAGAAGCTGCAAGAAGGGGCATGGATGTAAATTCTTTTTTAAAGGCAGAAGAACGAGCTAGACAACAAAACATGAAAGACTTAGCTGCAGCTCAAGCAACACTTAATGATCCAAATGCTAAACAAGATTCAATAGTTGCCGCAAGAAGACAATTTTTTGCTTTTACTATGGCATACAAGCTTGCTTCCTTATTACAGGGAGGAACAGGTGGTCGAACAATTTCTGACCAAGACGTACAAAACATGTTTAGAGTGCTATCTCAAGATTCTTTAACAGACTCACGTAAATATGGTGAGTCTATGTTAAACATAAAAAGAATGGCTAAAAATGCTTTAGAAGTTAACCAGATGGTTCAAATTGGTTTAGGTATAGGTAGTAATGGGGAAACTCCAAACAGACCTTTGTTTGTTGCAGCACAACATTATAAAGCTTTTCATGCAGGAACATTTACACCAACGTATAACAATGTTGTAAATTTTATTAGGTATGGAAATCCAACAGAAAAAGGTTTCAATTCGGAACAAAACGCTGTAGATGCATCAGGTATAAACAAAACACAACAATTTATGAAAAGACGAATCTACCCAGATAATGTACCTTCAAAAGCTGTAGATAAATTGTTTAATGAACCAACTGAACAGATGCTTCAATTTTACATACAAAAATATGGAGAAGATAAAGTTCCAAAGGGATTTACTGTAATAAATCCTCCAACACCAGAAGAACAAATTAACCAAGCAGCAGGGATGTCTTTGTAATGGCAGATAACATAACTAACCCATTTGACGAATTTGATGAAAAAGATACAGTTGTTACTCGTAACCCTTTTGACAATCTTGATTCTGAACAAAAATCATCTGTTGCAGACAAATTAGAACAAAAAATTAAAAAGTCAACTCTTAAAAGAGAAGAGTCTTTACTTAAAGAACCTATAGAAAAAATAGCTGGAACTGCTAAGAGTACAGTTTTTGATGCTACTGGGGATGTATACACTAAAGTAGCTCCTCAGTCTTTGCAGTATAAAACTGCAATAGAATATGATGAAAGAGGGCAACCTATTGTTAAAGAAGGTAGAGTAATTCCTGAAGTTTCTATATTTGAAGAGCCCACAGTTAAACAATATTTTAATGATCCTAAAAAAGAAAAAGAATTAAACAACGTTTTAAAAGGATATGTTACAGCATCAGGAACAGCTATATATTGGGATGAAAAACAAAAAAAAGAATTTCCAACAGCAAGAGAATTTTTAAAAGATGCTGAACAATTAAGTCCACGCTCATTACTTTTTGCTGAACCTTTTGAAGCTTATGATTTAGATTATACTGATGTAATAAAAAAGTATACTGAACTTCCAGAAGATAAAAAGGGATTTCAACTTAGCCGTTTACAGTTTTCAGATTATAAACAAGAACCTTTTACTATTGGGTCAATGCTTCCGGGAACTGAAAGATTTGGTGGAGCGTTAGTTAAAGATACTGTTGATTACGTTAAAGATACTATGGGGGTAAAAGACACTCAAACATTAGCTGTCATAGCTAAGATGACAGAGAGTGGTGAAATTGCAGGAAGAAGAGCTATATCAGGATTGTATACAACTGTTAAATTTTTAACAGCAGATGCAGCAGTTTTTATGGCTAGAACAACACAAAGTCTTATGAATTATAATGAAACTAGACAATTTGTACCCTACAGTTCTGACATAGAAAGAAAAATATTTAATGACAGATGGCTTGCTGGATCAGCAGCAGATTTTAGAAAAAGATTGTTAGTGGCAGGTATATCTCCTATATATGCAACACAAGAGTTTGCAGAAAAACTATTGGCTTTTAGTCCGACTATTGCTGACAGAGGACTTAAAGTTGCTATTGATGTAAAGGGTTTTACTGCAGCACTTGGAATGAAAATGACATCTAGTGCCAACGCAGCCTTTATTGATTTTACAAATTTTGTAAAGGCAAGACCTAAGATGTTTAAAATGGATGCTGATGGAAAGATGGTAAAGGGCACATATGAAGAAGCTATAACAGCATATAAGAAACAAAGAGGAGAATACGCTGATAATTTAATGGGTAGGTTTTTAGATAATTTACAAACCGATAAATTGGTAAGAGGATTTGAACTTAATCTTGCAAAGCTACCAGTTGAAAAAAGAAAAATAGTTCAATATAATAGAAAACTATTAGCAGAACTTACACAAGAAAGAGACAGACTTAAAAATTTAGAAAAAATAAATACATACAATAAAAGATATGGACTAGAGGGCAAGCTTCCTGCTAACTACGATAAAGATATAATTGATATTAACAGAGCAATAGCTCAACAAAGGATTGCTACATCTGTTGCAGAAAGCACAAGTGGCACTGCTAAATGGGTCAGAGAATTAAATTCTGCAGATGCTGGTTTTGTTTTATACGGAACATCACTAGGTCAACTTAATCAAAATTTAAATGGAGATCCTTTATTTGGAGAGTTTGCAGGGTATACATATGCAATGGGAGAACTCTTATCAAAAGGAACTCGATTTGAAAAGTTTCCATTTATAGTAGCAGGAAGTGTAAAAGCTGGAGCTAGAGCAGTTGAAAACTTAACGTTAAAAACACTTGAGTTATATACTGGCAAAGGAACATTTTTAGATCCAAAACTTACTGCAAAAGGTAGTGAAGATATAATTGATCTTGCTAACACAGTTAAAACATTAAGTCCTCAAGCTCAGACATATGTAGAAGAACGTGTAGCTGGATTTAAAATTGTTATGGATGATTTAATTAGCAAAGATGTTAACCCAGATGTATTAAAGCCTACACTAGCAAAACTATCTGGTTTAGCAGCCGTAGAAGCATTTGAAATGGGTGTAAGATCTGAAATGTATGCTTCAAGAACTTTTGATTCAGATGTTATAGCTTCATTGCAGGATGCAACAAATACGAAAAAAGAAATAGTAAATGAGTTAAAAAAATTATCTATGGGTTTTACAGATAATATGCCTGAAGCAGGAATGGCAGATTTAGTTACTAAATTTAGAGTTAATATAAGTGATGCTCTTAAAAGTATAGAAAAAGATATAAAAGAAAGTGATATCCTATATAAAGAATATAAAAACTTACAATTAAACTTTTTAGCCGATGAATATGTGTCTCCTGTAAAAGGAGAAGATTCAGCAAGAATAGTAAAAAAAATAAATGACATAACGGATGGAGAACCTTTACCTATATCTATGTTAGATACTGTTACAGTTATGACAAAAGATAAAAAAACAAGGTTAATTCAAGAATTAAATACTGAAGCCATTAGAAGTGAAACAGAAAAACTTACAACAAAAATACAATCATCAATAAAATTAAATAAAAATATAGAATTTAAAGAAAATGACGATGTAACTAGAGCCGTTACTGAAAGAGTGCTAGAATCCCAAAGAGAAATTTTACAAATTAATGGATCAAGGGGATATAAAATTATGGATAACGATCCTAAATTGGGTTTAGCAAAAACAGATGCCACTAATTTATTTAATAGTGTATTTGATGACGTAACAAGCATATCAGGAAAAGCTAGAAAATTTAATGAAGCAACAATGAAAGAATCAGATTCGTCTGGTTTAATTAAAATATTTGATGCTGCTGCAAATAAAATGTTACTTAACAAACTAACTCCAGAAGAAATAGCTGATCTTAGAGGAGCAATGAAAGCAGATGGATATGACAGGTTTAGTCCTGCTTTTATGTTACACTACAGTAATGAAATACAAAAAACTGCTGGCAACCCAGTTCTTCCTTTTAATTTAGGGTTTGAAGAATCAGCCCAAATTAAATCTGCTTTAACACGAATACGAAATTCATATGAGTTTCAAGCACAGAATGGAAATACAGCAGCTGGAGCTAGAGCGAGAGCATACGCTGAGTATACAAATGCGGCCAGAAATCTTTTTAAAAATTTTAAAAGTCCAAAAGGAATAACTTTAACAGGGCTTGATGAGAAGTTAGCTAAAGCTGATGCAATTTACAAAACAGAGTATGCAGATAAATTTTTTGATAATGACCTTGCAAAAAACTTAACGTATGAAAGAAAATTTGGATACAGAGATCCAGTTAAAGAAAATGAATTTATATCACAACCAACAACAGCTCATCCAGAAGCAAAAAAATATGTAAAGAATAGTAATACTTGGTTTAACCTCAACAAATTATCTACTGACTCAGATGCATCTTCAAATTTAAATGCTGATATTTTAAGAATGTTTGGTAAAAGAAATGAAAAAGGTCAAAATGTAATATCGGCAGAAGATAACCCAGATTTAGTAGCTCTTAGTAAGCATTTAACAACAGAGTGGATTTTAAAACAACTTACAAAACGTAACGTAAATGGTAAGCTTAGTGATGTTGCAGTCAACACTCCTGAATTTATGGCTAAATTAGAGAACATACAAAGGGCTTTTGCTACAGGCGATGGCAAATATTTGTTTTCAGTTGATGAGTTTTTTGATATAAATGGTCCATTTGGTTTTCATGCTGCACGACAAAATCAAAAAGAAATAGACTCTATAGCAACTGATAGTGAAGTTATTTTAAAAAATGCATTTGATAAAAGTAAAGCAAATAAAGACCACTTAGCACGTATAGATAAAATAAATGAAAATCAAGCTTTAATATTCAATGCTAAAAAAGAATGGAAATTAGCTAGTGATATATACGATGATCTAGTCATAATGAGAAACACAGATATAGGGGAATTTAAAAAAGCTTTTATAGCTAATAATAAAGGAGTAAAAGCCGAAGAGGTTGATGGTGCTTTACGTTATATAATAGCAAAACATATAAATGAAGAAGTCTTTCAAGTATCAAAAGAATTAGAGGTATTTCCAGCAGATCAGTTTGGTCAATTAGCAAGACAAGTACAAGATGTTGATTTTGAAAAACTTAGAGAAATGATAACTAAAGATGAAAGAGGTCCTGCATTAAAAGAAATATTAGGAGATAATCATTACAATGCCCTATTAAGCATTAGCCGATATATGGAATTAACAAAGATGCGACAGGATAAAATTCAAGTAATGGGTATCCCACGATCGTTATCTGTTGAAAGTTGGATTAGTAGAATATACAGTATTAATCGTGGTGTTGTTTCTCCTAAATATGTTGCAACAGAAGCAGCATTGCAACAAGCAAGGAAGAAAAATATAAGTACGCTTGAAGCTATTATTGCAGATCCAGATGCTGCAGAACTTTTTGCAAAAATTATATTAGAGCAAAAACCATTAGAAGAACAATTAGGAAAAAGATTGTTTGGAGCAATAGCTTTTCATTTTAGTTACTCAGCTTCTAGAGTTGGGTGGAAAGATTATATTATAGAGGGTGGAGATGCACAATTACAAAAAGTAAAATACCAAGCAGCTCAAGTTATTCCAGATGCTATTCAGCCTGAATTTTTAACACCTACCAATGCTATGGATAAACAGATGAAAGAACTACAGTTTCTTAAAACTAGAAATCCTAAAAAGCTTTGGGGAAAAGGAACACCATTTAGTAATTATGCTGCATGGAAAAAAGCACAACCAGAATACAGAACTTCAACATATTTAAATAATAAACAATATACAAATTAAACGGAGAAACTATGAAGACTTATTATAACGGCCCAAGACAAAGAATGAACTATGGTGGTATGAGTATGGGAACAACTCTTGGTAGCACTATGGGACAAAAAAATCAAATGGCATCTAGTCGTATGCAAACAATGAAAGCAAACAACCCAATGAACCAACAACCCACGATGATGATGTATGGTGGTAAAAAATCTAAGAAAAAGTAGACTTTACTAAAAAAAGTCTCTATATAAACGTGCTGAGAGGGGTAGAACTATAGTCTCTGGTGTAATCATACCTGAGAAATAGCTCTACCCCTCTCAATCTTTTAAAAACGCTACTGCTTCGGTTTGTCCGATTTTAACTGGTCAAGTTCCTTTTTTAACTGTACATTTTCATTTAATAACCCAGCAAACACATTTAACAATGTTACTTTCTCTTCTGAACCTATAATCATAGCTTTTATATCATTATAAGTCATATTGGGTTTTACTTTTTCTGCTTTTTCTTTAGCCATGTTCACCTCAGTGTGTATATATTGATGATTTGTTAAGCATCTCATCGCCTGTTGTTTTTAAGTAACGGACAAGAGATGCAAGTTTAAATGTGCCTTCGTATTGTGGAAGACCATGCTCCATAACCCTGATCAATTCTTCTGGGTTTACAGATTCCATACGTATATCAACTTTACCATCTTGGTTGAGATACGCTTTAAATGAAAATAGTTCTGCTAATTTATTCTGTGCCATGTACTGTGTCCAACTGATGTATCTTTACATTATAGCAGTCAGCTTTAAATCTAAATTTATTATCAGGATCTAGCTCACCTTTTTTATGGTGTTTTGCTTTTTTAAAATAATCATCTTTCATTATCTTTCCCAATATCCACGCTTTAGAAAAATCGTTTAGTACACGAACAAACACATACATATCACATTTTTGTTTTGTGCCATGTGCAGCAATACTACAGTCGTAGTTTGATTTGGGTTCAGAGTTGCAACGTTTTGTTTTGACATCTATCTTGTTGCCAACTTTATCGACTATATCATAATCATAGGTATTCTGTTCTTTTGCTTTGATGTAGTCCGTTACAACTATCTCTCCGATAAACCCTGCAAGGTTGCCCCCACCATTCGTAATAGAGTTTGCTATGCGACCCATATCAATGGCTTTCTTTCTTGCCCTAATAAATTGATCACCAGAAACTTCTAATTCTATCATGCAACTTCTCCAATATCAACAACTTCACAAGCATCTGCAGTACACGCTAATTCTCGACTTCCTGTTGTGCTATCCTCTTTTTCATATACGGATAATTTGCTAAAGTCAATTTCTTTTGGTGTCTTTAATAACATAGATGCATACTCTCCTCTTCCACAATCTTGATAAGGTGCTTGTTGATAGACGTGATCATCATATGGTAAGAAAGATATACCTGATATTATATCAAAATTATCATATACCCACGCACCTACATTCATCCACTCATCTTCTTTCACTGTTACAGTTATGGATGGTTTGTGTTCACACCACGTTTCTGCATATATCTTCCACAATTCTAGTTGTTCAATAGCTGATATATTTTTTCGTACAATAGCATTTTTTGGTGACATTGTAGGAAATGAAAATATTGTTGTGTACTCAGGTTTTACTACATCAGGTTCGTTTATTACTCCCTCATCTTTCATAAGTTTTGTAAGAGGATCATTGTTATCTGCTCTTACTGTTCGTATGTAATACTCACTATGTCTTGCATGTATGCCACTTGCAGAGTTAGTCAGTTGCGACACAGTACCTGAGGGTTTGACACAAGTTATCGCTGCACTCTGAGGGATACCCAGTAGTTTTGCATACTCTTGATTTGTAAGGACTGCTTCTTCCTTCATTTCTTTTAGCCATCGTGTAGAGTCTGTAGTTTTTGATAAAACTGGATGATCCATGATACCAGTTAATGATACTCCTAATAATCTTTCTTCCTCTGTGTTCTGTTTCCATACCTTCCTCAAGTATTTAAAGTTAGTTAAAGTTGATTGAAATGTTCCAAGTATCGTAGCCATACGAACTTTCTTCTTTAGTGTTTGCAGTGTATCATCACTACGAACTATAACTTCAGACAAGTTGCAAAACTGATAAGGTCTAAGTATTATTTCAGAACATGGGTTTGTACCCCATGCATGTCCTGTTTCTCTTCTTCCGTTTTTTGCAACTTGCTTGTCTGATGCTTCACGATTAAACATACCACGCTCACCAGACTTTGATTCATACAGAGATACCCATTCACGCATAAACGTACCCATCTCTGGTTTATTCTTGTAGGATACACTATTATTCGCTAAAGAACGTTGTTTTTCTGTGTCATACCAATTACCAGATTTAGCGTGTCGCATTTGATCATCACCAAGATTAGATAAACTAATTAGTGCAGATCTTCTAACCCCACCAACTACAACTACTTGCCCAACCTTGCACATAATATCGTGACATTCTATTGGATATAGTTTGCGGCCACTAGCTTTTTTAAACGTATTTACTGTAAAATCAAATAGCTCAACTAATGGTTCAGCACCAGATGCTCTACCCCCCATAACTTTTAGTTTTGCTCCTGCAGGGCGAACTAACGACACATCCCATGTAGGTATCTGTCCAGAGTAAAGTAATGCGACTAGCTCTTTATAGGCTTTTGCCCATCCCATTCGACTATCTGCAACGCTTATAATTGTATTGCTTCGATGAAAGTTTTCAGCAATAATTGGTAGTTTGTCTACATTTTCTCGTTCTACTGAGAACCCAACACCTGTCCCACACATAAGTATATACATGCACTCATCAAAAGCTCTAGGATGATCAACAGGAATATAACTACAGTTGTATCCACAGATGTTATCTCTGGTTAGTGCTTCCCCGGCAGTCATCATTGCTCGCATAGATGGCATTATCTTTAGTTCTAATATGTGGTTTCTAAGTGACGAATACAAGCCTATGTTGTGTCCATCTATATCAAAGTTATGCTCATTTTTTATATGACTTGATACGTAACTTAAATATCTGTCTACTGTTTCATCCCAATCTTCTCGCCTTTTATCTTCTTCGTTCCATCGTGCGTATCGTGATTTATGTATAAAATCTTGATAAGGTGTTGGTAAATTTTTCATGCCCTTTCATTTCCTTTCAGTTCTTGTTCCATTTTTATTTCTATTAATTTTTGCAGATACCATTCTGCTTTTTTTAAATCTTCTACGGCATTGTTCTTGTATCTGTATCTCCACAGATATTTAATTACTACTCCTTGTAGGTAATATTCAAACCCACTGTTTGTTGCTGATTCGATAGCATCAATACATTCTATTTTATTTTGATTGTAGTGGGGGGGTTGATTAACCATATCTTTCATTTTAAATTCATCTTTCATTGTTTTTTCCCAAAATCTACTTTTATTACATTATCTTCCACAGGTGCAAATTCTCTATTCTTAATACGAACCATTCCCATTTTTAAAATCATATTTAAATCTATATCAACCATCTCTAATATTCCTTCTTGTGCTATTGCTGCTGAACATGGATTCTTATCATCATGTACTCCTGTAGTATCATATGCAGTAAGTGTAAAGGAGTCTTCATCTACTTTGTTTAATATAATATAATATCTATCGGGCAGTAAAGTTAATTTTTCTATTTGTCTTTCTTTTTCTCCATCACTCATTTTTCAACCACTCTCTTGGTACAGCTTTTTCTGCCCATTCAAATCCATGTCTGTTACACCAATCACCATATGTTGTATTACTGTTTTTGTAAAGTTTATTTTTTGCATTTCCAAAAACAAATCGAATATCACACTCTGGATGTTGTTGTTTTATCAAAATCATCTTAGATCTGTCTTCTCGTGTTAACCTGCCTTTTGCTTCTATGTATATGTCTGTTTCTGGTATGTAGAAGTCTGGAGTGTAGTGTCTAACTTTAGGAACGTAAGGCAACCTGATTGTTTCGTACTTAAATTTGCCACCTTCTTGTGCCATCTTAACGGCTAATATTTTTTCAAATTGTGATCTATATACTGGCATTACGAAAATGTCTCCTTTATGTAGTTCATTCTTGTTGTTAACATCTTTGCCACTTCTGGGGAGTGTTTTTCTAAATTCTCTAGCTCTCTTTGAAATGGTGTAATTGGAAGACATATAATAGTTTGACTCCATAATTTTTGTTGTATATCTTTAAATTGTTTTAAGAGAGTTGCCTTATCTCGTGATTGTGTATCAGAGATTAGATGTCCTTTGGCCGCATAGTTTTCTCGCAACGTTACTGGTATGCCTTTAAGATGTCCTCTCAACACTGCTAACATCCTACCCCCACCCATTTCTTTACGTGACTCTACATACATACAAGCCATATGAGGGTTCAACGATATGAACTCAATATCATAATCGTTTGTGTATACTAATGACATTACAAACTCCTTTGTACGTACCGAGTGTACCAAATCTGTGGTGGAGACTTTGCCTTTGATGTAATCTTGTTTTCAAGTCTAGCATCTTCCCAACAATGTTTTTTATACTCACAGAAAGAACACAACTTAGGCATCAGTCTGTTTTTAGTTCGGACTATTTCACCATCTTTTCTGTAAGTTTCCCAATCATCTTTTAGTTTTGCCTTTTTAAAGTCTGCTTTCTTAACAACTTTAACGATGTTATCAGCCTGTTGCAAAACTCTTTTTCTTTCACTTATATCCTCTGGTGCATCAACAACAGCCCATTCACCTGTGGACTTATTAATTACAATCCAACCACCAAACGGCATATTGTTTGCTTCGCCATACAGATGTCCTTGTACTATGTATCCAAATGGATCATCTTCCTTTATCTTATCATATCCGTTTTTAAATTTTTGATCAAAAGAAAAGGGGGATGCTGATTTAATGTCCCAAACTTTTTTTGTTCCATCTTCATCTAAGATAACATCTAATGTTCCTTTTATGTTTTCTTTATCCAATACAATAGAACATGGCTTTTGTTCACCCACAACTTTTATTCCTGCAGCTTTAATAACAAGCATAGCAACTGCTTCAATTAAATCACCAAACAGGAAACGCATTATATCGTTGTAGGAACTCTCTTTAGGACAATCTTGCATACTAAGTATCTGTTGACAGACAGGTCTACCTATGCCAGACATTCTTAGTTTAGCACCTTCTCGTCTATTAAATTGTTTTTTTATTGCAGTTTCGCAAGAATCTTTGAACTCTTGGATAAGATGATCAGGGAGTTTAACTTCTCCCTGACCAGCTTTGTCTAAAAACTCCTGTATACTAACTAGCAACAGCATCGAAGTCTTTGGAAAGGTCTGAATCTTCTTCAGATACATTACCTTTTAAAGCTTCGTTGTACTGCTTCATAACGTTAACATTTGCAGCATCAATGGTATCTTTGAACATTCTGATTAAAGTTTTATCCTCATCGGATAGAGAAGTCAAAGACTTACCTTCAGTTGGTACAGGTACAAAAAATGTAACTGAACCTTTCTTCATTTTAGACGTTTTTAAATCAATCCAAATTCTTTGCATGATTTTTTTCTGTTTGTTTAGTCCTGTAATAAAATTGTTTATAGGCATAAACCCAGATTTCTTAAAGTAACTGACAATAGGCAGGTTATCTATCTCCACATCATTGCCATCAGCATCTTTCATTTTGCCAGATAACACTCCGTAAATAACTTGATTACACGTGACTGCTTTAGATGTAATCAGTCGAGGATCATCATCTGGTAAAGTTTCTGCTTCTTCTTTCGCTAGACGACCACATTTGTTGCCACCTATCGTGTCTGCAAAGTCTCCAGACAGACTTGCTTTTTGAACAGAATTACAAATGGGTTTCCCCTCATCTGCATCAAAAAGCGACCACATGAACGATCTCATAAATACACGTAATTTAATCTCTGGGGCATATAAATATCGTCCATCATACCAGACTCTCCAATCACCCTTTTTTAGAGTTTGTCCAGTATCAGTTTCGGTTTCGTAGTTAATAGCCAGTTTGGACAACTCACTTTTAACTTGTCCATCATCCTGACCTGTTAGTTGCATCAGAGCTTGATCATCATCATTTTCTAATGCTTCGACCATCTTACCAAATTGGTCATTTATTGTTGCTAAATTATTTATTTTAATTTCTCCTTTTAAGAAAGTTAGCGATAAATTTATTCTACAGGATAAACAACGTTGGTGTCAAGCCAATTCTCACCTTTTTTTATTTCTATTTCAACAGGCATTAAGTAATTGATTTTGTAACGTTTTTTAAGATCGGCCGCAACACCCAGCATGGAAACTTTTAAAATTTCTATCACATGTAGTTCTTCATCTGGATGACAATCAACTACGATTGAGTCGTGTACCGTATTACAAATTATAGATTTATATGGTCTTAATCTTTTCTCTAATTCGACTAAACAACAGGGCAAAATATCAGCCGTTGCAAATCCTTGAACAGGGTAATTACAGATAGCAGTTCTGTTTGTTGCAGTACCCCATTTTGTCCATTGTGTATCCGGGAAACAGTATCTGCGACCAGAGGGCAGTATGATTTGTTTTGTTTGTACGGCTTCTTTCTGCAGGTCTTCGTGCCAATCTGTTACACCTTCATACTTTTTCTTAAACGCTCTGTAATATTTTTGTTGTTCAGGTGTACCTGTAGTGCCACCGTACAATGGTTTGAATGTATCTGCTTTTGCCGTTTGTCTATCACAACCAATGACAGACGCTGTATATGAATGTACATCTACACCTTCTTTTACATCTTTATATATTTGCGAATCATTTGCCAAAAACCCTGCAACTCTAAACTCCAACTGTGAATAATCACCTTCAATAATTGACCCACCCTCAAACCTACTCTCCACAACTTTCCGTATACGAAACGTAGATCCACGTGGCATGTTCTGAAAATTTGGGTTTCTTGACGATAGACGACCTGTAGCAGTAATGCACTGCATAAATTCTGGATGTATATAACTATTCTCATCAACATTGTTTTCCATTCCTTCTACAAATGTACTAAGGTATGTACGCAAAGCTGAATACCTTACATACAACTCAACAAACTCTTTTGCTTCACCTTTTAAAGATGACAACATACTTTCAAGAGTTGTCTTATCTGTTTTAAATCCTGCTTGTGCAACATCCTTAGTGTTTCTTGGTACGATGCGTAATCCTGCAACTTGTTTACTTTGAGAGTATACAACACCTGTCGCATTACAATTCTTACACAATCTATTTGCTTTGCCTAACTCTCCACTCTTAAGTCTAAATCTTTGTCGACCTTCACCTTCACATGTACCACATTGATACCCTGTTGTCTTTGTAATTATCTGTGTGTTATTTCTTATGGTTGCGGCAAAATTAGTTTTTGACATTGGCTTACGCATCTTTACTTTCTTAGTTGCACCACGCATCTCATGCCCAATGTTAAATAGTCTTGCCCATGTTTCTTTGTTGTTTATCTTTCGTGAATAAAACAACATAGACCTATCATCTGCACTGTTTAAATTTATTGGTGTGTCGCCCATAACATTACTTACTAATTCTTTTAGACGTTTGTCTATTGTCGTTAGCTCGTGTTCATATTCGTTGCGTATATCATTTAATGTCTCTAGGTTTATTTTTATTCCTGCATGTTCTATCTTTGCAAGAACGTCTGTCATATCAAGCGACAAACGCAGTGTCGGCAATAGTTTCTTCATCTCCAAATAACTCCTCAAATGTTGTGCCAAAGGCTTCTAATTGTTTTAAAGCAACTTGCTCTGTTGCTTCAACGTCTGACCGACCATACTCTTCAATTATGTCGTAAGGTATCTCATAGAATGTTTTACCATCTTTTAAATATCCGTCAACAAGACTTTTCTTTTTTAATGCTCCATACTTTTCAGCTACGAGTTGTAATCCTAAACTCCAACGTCTAGAGGATGAAAGGATGTATTCAGCAACCATAGTATCATAAAGGTGATTATTATATACAAACCCACAATCACGTAGCCAAGTAATATCGAACTTGATATTGTGACCAATGAGGACATCAACGTTGTCCAAAGATTCTTGCAATAATTCTTTAGCCTTGAAGTCAGGTTTACGAACAGAATGATTAAAGCATAAGTAAGAGGTAAAGCTATCCATGTACTTATAGCCAACGCTAACGAGTTTGTTGCCAAAATAAGGTAAGGGAGTGTGTCCACCATTAGTCTTCTCCTTGTGTGTTGTTTCTACGTCTAGTGTCATGTAAATCATATTTTTTTTGTCTCTCTTTCTTTTTATCATACTTCTTTTTATCTGGCATTATTCTACGTCTATTGTGTGCCATCATTAGTAGTCTAGCTATTGGGTTTATCTTTTGCATTTTTACGAGGTCCTGATGAAACTAATTTATTTTGTCTTTGATATTCTGAGTGTACTGCATGACAGTTAGCACAAAGAACTCTACACTTTCTCATTTCTTTTTTTATAGCTTCTATTGAGTAATTATTCATCCTGCTAATAATTTTAAATTTAGTTTTAGGATCTATGTGATCAAACTGTAAAGCACATGCATGTTTTCTATAACCACATAATTCACAACCCAAAAAAAGTTTTACTCGTTTGATAAATCTTTTTCTATGCAAACTTGTATTCTTTTTAGATAACTGTTTTTTCTTTTTAGTTGACTCTTTAATAATACACTCCATGTTCTACATCTATATTACAATTCAACATACCATGCCAACCATTTATTTTATTTTTTGATATACAGATATGTCGCACTATATTCTCAACTTCACTTGAGCCTGTTTTACCTATGCCCACTATTACATCTGCTTCTCCTGCTTTGCCTGTCTTACTATTGTCAAGCATTGCATAGTCAATGAAAGCACGATCATGTGCTTCATAACTTGCTTGGGAAACTGCCCACAATAAAAGATTTCCACGTTTTGCAACTTCTCTAGCAAGTATGTAAATCTCTTTCAATCGTTCATCCCCACGACCAAACTCACCACGCACCTTAAACTTATCCAACTGATCACAAAACATTATGTCAGGCTTGTTCAACTGTGCATAGTCGTTTACCTCTTCAATAGATGTTCCAACTGAATCCATAATCCGTAGGTATGGCTTTATTTCTTTTCTGTACAGTTCAATATACTTCTCACGATCTGTATTTAGTTCTTGTTTTGTCACGTTAAAATAACTTTGTATAATTCGTAATTTTATGTTTACGGCAGGTTCTTCGTTAGCCCAGTACACGACTAATCTTTTCTGTCGTATGTAACTGGCACATAAGAAAGCACAGAATGTCGTCTTACCTACTTCTGGTCTGGCAAATATAATACCTAAGTTACCCCTCCACATACCTTGCAGCACATCACTAATGATGCCCCAATCAAATGGAAAATCAGGCTGTCCAGCACCATGATCAAGCAACTCTCCAAGATCCATGTCAACTTCAGTATATGTCGTTTTGTTTTCCATGCGACCATCTTCAACTGTATCTATAATGCGTTGCAATTCACCAAAGTCTTCATCCTGTCCTGTAAATATGGATATGGCTTTCTCACCAATGATCCTTGCTCTGTCACGCAACCAAAAGTTTTTGACTATATCCATTTGTAAGTCGTGGTTGTTTGCATCAGGTGGTAGTGAATCAACTACAAGAGATAGTTCTTTCTTTGAGGAAGATGGCATAGCAGGATGTTTGTCAACATGCAATGCAAACAATTCATCTTTTGTCAGGTCTTTCTCATAGTTTGTATGTGCAAATGAAATACTTCTGAACAATTCTTTTAACTGTCCAGAAAACATTTCGTCATCAAGTATGTTTTTTACTTTGTTGAAAAAGTCATGGTTTAAACAAAACCCTATGACCTTATGATCAATTGATATGTTTTCTAATGATTCGTTCACGTTCGTTATCCTTTAAGTTTTTCAGATCATCTGTTAATATTGCAACTTTGCAGTTCACATAATGTGAAATCTTTTTTGTCATCTCCATTGCCTTGAGTGTTGCATCTTTGTCAAGTGCAACTACTGCATTTTTATATTTCTTAATAATGTCAACATGTTGTTGCAACAAGTTAGTTCCCATCAATGCTAATGTCGAAACTTTGTCAGCTATACTACACGCAGATGGGCAATCTTCTACAATAAAAATATTGTCACTATTATTGTGTATATGAAATCCAAAGTTTGTCTTTCCGTATCTATACCACTTTGGCTTTTTGTCAGCTAATGTTCTCCCTATTGCATCAACTACCCTACCCTTGTCCTTTACAAGAAATGTCACCCTATCGAAACGAATGTCATACATAATGTCAGCACGATTGTCCAAGTACGCTTGATACGAATTAACTGAACGTACATAGTCAATAGCCTTTTGATTACGTGATAAAGGAACAAAGGTAGTTGGTAGTTGAAACTCAATAGAAGGAGTATGTTTTATACTTGGCTTTAACTTCTTTTCAAACACCATACGAGAGTTAGTTTTTGTCAGCCTTTTGCCTGTCACACCTTTGACATCACAATCAGCATAAAAACAATTGTACATTCTCTCATAACCATTGTCACTAACGCTTAAAGTATTCTTCTTATGACACGATGGACAATCTATTCTTAATCGCCCATTGGGTTGCAAAGCTAAATCTTCAATAAATGTTTTCACCCAAGTATAACTCATAAAATCAAAACTAAACCATAACAAAAACTATGTCAAATAATTTTTTTTTATTTTTTTGTTGACAGATAGTTTTCTATGCTTATTATCATAGTTCAGAGGTTCAACCCACTAGTAAAGAAAGGAAGGTCTATGACCCAATATTATAGTAATACTAAAGAAAACTATGTAAATATAAATGATATGCATCATCAACACGTTTGGTATGCATTTAAAAAACTTTGTGATCGATTAGAAGAATTAGAAATGTCTAAAAAGATATGGAGTAATTCTTTTGATTCGACAACAACAGAGTATATTCGTAAAGATGTATACAAAATGTTGTTCGATAAGTGTGAACGACAAGATAATACAATCAAACATCTTTTAAATGAGAATAGCAAACTAAAGAAAAAATTTGATAATGCCATATCCGAATTGTTTGAGAATAGCAAACTAAAGAGAAATGCTAATTCCAAATCTGTATTTAAATTAGAGAAAGAAGTGTCTAGATTAAAAGAACAGATCAATCGTATGTATAAAGATCAAAAACATAAAGGACATCGATATGCATTTTCTAATATTCCCAATGATGATAATGGTCAATCGCTTGTAAAGGCAATGAGGTTTTATTTAAATAAAGAAACTTATTCTATGCGAGTAAGAGGACAATACTTAGATAAGTCTAAATTAGAGAGAGGAGAAAGTTGGAAAACGTATGATGATGGTCAACCATTAAGTAAGTCTAAATGTATCCGTCTGTATATAGATAAGAAAAGGGAGAGTGCATAATGGCTATGAATAAAAAAGAAAAAGAATTTATGAATAAGCTAGTTGAAGAGAATGGTAATTTTAGAAAGTTACTTAAATATACTGTTAAAGATTTAACAGATTTAGCATGGGATTATGATCGTATGTCTACGAGTGGTCAACAAACATATGATCGTTTATCTAGAATGTATGCAATGAAATTTGAGGAGAAACGTAATGCCATATCTCAATAATCATTTTCATATATATGATCAGCACAAAGATTTGTCATTTCAAATCGTGGGTAAAACTAACTTCATTAAATGGTTAAATGAATGTACGACTGAACGTTTAGTTGACTATGGTAGATATAAATACTTTACAACTTATTCAGAATTGAGTAAGTTCTTAAAAAGTAAAGGAAAGGATATAGATAATGAGAGTGTATAGTGCATTTAATGGCTTTAGTGGTGCTAATGTTGCTCTAGATAGAGCAGATAGAAAAGTAACTACATACTTAGCTAGTGAGATAGATAAATGGTGCAATGCCGTTACTAGATACAACTACCCCAATACAAAATTTATTGGGGACATAACTAAACTTAATCCAAATAGTATAAAGGACATTGATCTGATGATCGGTGGATCGCCTTGTCAAGATGTATCCTTTAGTGGAAAAGGTAAAGGTTTAGTTGAAGGTGAACGATCTAATTTGTTCTTCGTATGGTTGGAACATCTCAAGACAATCAAACCAAAGTACTTCTTGTTGGAGAATGTCAAGATGAAAAAAGAATATCAAGATATGATTTCTGATGCTCTTGGTGTTCAGCCTATGATGATTCCGTCTAGTCTTGTAAGTGGACAAAAACGAGATCGTCTGTATTGGTTTAATTGGAAGTGTGACTTACCAAAGGACAAAGGTATTTATCTACAAGATATAGTTGAAGATGGTGCAGTTGATAGAGATAAGTCTTTCTGTATAGATGCAAACTATTGGAAAGGTGGTAATCTTAAATCATACTTCACAAAGAATAGACGACAGTTAGTATTTGACAATCATAGGTGTATCCAAGTCGGTGAAGCAGATATAAAAGGTTATGATGTGATCAAACGAGTGTATGCAAGAGAAGGTAAATCCCCAACTCTAACAACTATGCAAGGTGGACACAGAGAACCAAAGGTAATTTGTGGACAGATGGTAGGTCGTAAGATTAATCCTAAAACCAATAAACGAGATGACTACAATCCTAACATTAAAACTAAACAACGTATTGAGTTGAAAGGTGATGGTAAAAGTGGTGCTTTGACAACTGTACAGAAGGATAATCTTGTTGTTACTGATAAGTATTGGAGAGCATTAACACCTAAAGAGTGTGAACGTCTGATGACACTACCTGATGACTATACTATGTTTGGAGATTTTGAGGAAAACAACTATGCACATTACAAAGAATCTATTGGAGATGCCGATTGGTATAATGATATAAAGGACATATCCAAGACTCAACGATATCGTATGCTTGGTAATGGTTTTGTTGTTGATGTAATCGCTCACATATTAAGGAGTATGCCTAATGGCTAGACCTAAGAAATTTAAAGAAGATGTCAAGATGTACAACATAGCATTGTCAGTTAATATGTTTAAAAAATTGTCAAATATATCTTTACAAGAAACACAAAATAGTTTAGAACATATAAGTATAGCCGATCTAATAAGATCAAGTATTGAAGTGTTTGTCGAATGTTATGAAAAAGAGAATGTCAATGGGAAAAGTTAAAAGTATGTGTATGGATATGGAAGATAAGTATGTTGATCTATCTATAGATAATGTCAGCGATTGTCACCATATAGAAGAGTATATAAAAAAAATGTCAGCCCATTCTCATCTGATTGATTGGAGAGATGATTGGAAAGAATGGTCACACGAAATTTTGACCGAAAATTGGAATGAGTATTGGTCGAAATACAATCCCTAAAAGAATTTTTTTATCCTTTCGCTTTTAGGGCTTGACTTAATAGGACTATGGAGTAATCTGTAGTCCTATTTTTTATGAAAGGACAAATAGATGAAACATTGGAGAACTAAAGAAGAAATGGGTGAGGGCTTTCAGTTTAATGAGAAAGACCACATGGAAAATGAATATAATTCCCTAGAAAAATTTGAAGAACATGAAAAAAATTTAATGCGAACTTTTTATCTAATTAGAGATGTTTGGACTTATAAACAATTAATTCAGTTGCGAAACGTCTTAGATGACATTATTGAAGATAAAGAAAATTCAGACGAACAGCCATTGTGTACTACTCACACATTTTATAAATGGAATGATAAAGATACTTTTGATAGTGTTCTTGAATTAGCTCAAGATGGTATTGATACAATTCACACAGAGGTTGCATTTTATAAAGATAAAGTTGTTTTAACAAAAACCGATTGTGAAATATTTGATGTCAAAAAACACATTAAAGAATTATCTTATAAAGATTTTGTTTTAATGATGAATAGGGGAAAAGAAATTGAAACAAAGTTTTATGATTGGGAGTTTGACAAATGAGTATCAAGATAGTAGACGTAACAGAAGAAGATACAATCACTTGCAATGTTTGTAACTGTACCTTTGACACGAATGAAATTACTACTGATGATTTTTATTTTGCTTGGGACAATATAGTTTCAACAGATTGTTGTCGCAGTTGTAGTAAAAAGGAAATTGGCAAATGATGAAACAATGGAGTAAACGAGATTGGGCATTGGCTAATATTCATTTTGAAAATATTGTCAGCCCAAAGCTAAATAATGTCAGCCCAAAGCTAAATAATGTCAGCCCAAAGCTTGATAGCCACAGAGCTACTGATCCTCTGTTGACCGAACTTCAAGAAATTATTTTTGATTTATATGATGAAGAAAATTTTGAATATGCCAGAAGATTAGAAGATTTTGAAATTTCTTTTATGAAATTTTTACAAAATAATATTTGACTATCTATACAGTTGTGATATTTAAGTGTTGTCGTAATTTTAAAATGAAAGGAAAAAATAATGACAGTCAAAATAATCTCAGATGAGTTGATCACTCAGATAAACGATCAATTAAAAACTGTAGTTACTGATGCAGTTAAAGAAGAAATTCGCAATATCGATTGGAGTGGTGAATTAGATATATATAGTCTTGTTCAAGATGAACTTCAGAATATGGATATTATGGATTATATGGATACATCTAGCCTTGACGATAAGATCGGTGATCAGTTGGAAAGTATGCTCTCAGAATTAACAATTCAGAGGGGGCATTAATTATGAATATGGTTGATATAATTCATACTACAACTGAATTAGAAACTTTAGAAAATGATCTAACTGTTGAAGTTTCAAAATTTATTCGTGAACGTCTACAAAATTCATCACTAGATTTTATTGGTGGTAATGGTCTAGATATTTTAATTGATACTAATATTGATATTGAAAGTATTGTATCCAAAGCTTTAATTGAAAGGAAAAATAAATGAGTGATCAAATGGATATTGAAGAACTATTAACTGAAAGTGACAATGCAAATGTTACTCCATTTAAAACTAACATTCCTCCAAAGTGGTCTGTATCATTAGATGATAATGGCTATAAACAAATGCCAAATGGTGTTGAGTTTATTCATGATGATGTAAGGAATAATCGATTGTTTGAAGATGTAGGAACAGTTGAACCTACTCCATTATTTGTAGATAAACCATTTGGTGTAGGTATGGGAACAATGCAAAAAGTTGATAATTATAGAGCGTTGATTTCAACTCATACGGGTGATGTTTTAAACTGTCGACCAATTTCAGATACTTATAAACTTGTTAATCACTCAGAATTGTTTGAAAAGCAGGGAAACCATTTGAAGGAAAATAGTGATTTGCCTTTAGATAATGTTGAAGTAATTGATCGAGTATTTGAGAATGGAAGACGTGCAACTAGAACTATTCATTTTAATGATTTAAAGATGGACGTTGGACAAAATGATCTAGTTAAGTGTCGTTTAGATGTTTTTAATTCTGTCGATATGTCGTGGGCATTCCAAGTCTTTAGTGGTGCTTATCGATCACTATGTCAAAACACTCAAGTATTTGGGGGTGAAAAAGCATACCAACAAAAGCATTTACATAGTAAGAATTTAGATGTTGATGCTTTGATGAACAATGCTCAGACTAGCTTGTCATCATGGAATAATAATAAAGAGCAGATGAAAGAGTGGAAAGTGTCACCAATTTCAGATAAACAATTTGCGACATTCTTAGCAAATACTCTATGTCAAGTTGAACGTGGTGTAGGAAGTCGTTTGGTTGCTGATAGTCAATATAAGGTCAATAATAAGTTATTGAATTTTATGACACAAATATTCCAAAAAGAAAGTCAAGATTGTGGTGCAAATATGTGGAGTGCTTATAATGCTTTGACTTATTGGTCTACTCATACTGATGCAGATTATGTCGATGTCGATGGTAAAAGTCAGCGATTGGGTGAAACAAAGTCAAAGCATACTGTGCAATTACAACGTCAAGATAAAGTCAGAAAGCTATTGTCATCTGATGCTTGGAATGAGTTGTCATTAGTTGCATAATGGGAGAACTTATTTCAGCAATCTATAAATTAGTTATTATATTTGTTTTAATAATTATTGTATTTCAAATATTTGGATAATTAATTAAAAATAAAATAAATTTAAAGGGGGTGTATTTACATTCCCTTTTTTTTGTGTCTATACTCCTGAACAAAATAAAAACTGAAAGGTAAATAAAATGAAATTTATTAAAGTACACAATATAAACAATCGACCCAATCAATTCTTGATTGTTACTCCAGATGCTCATTACTTTCAATCATATGAAAGTTTAATCGCTATGAGAGATAATGAAGGAAAAGTATATTTAGATAAAAACTATTGGGATTATTCTAGTACAACTGGAAAGTATAGAAATATATTTTTAAATGAAAATAAACATTTGACACAGAAAAAGATTAATTCTAATGTCTATTCATTGGTTGATTTAAACAACTAATATTTAATTTTAACAACTTGCAAAGGATAAAACAGATGCAAAAATTAATTAAAGTAAATAAATCTAATTTAGAAAATATGATTGTTAATGAATATAAAGATTTAAATTTAATAGCTTTACAAGTAAGATCTTTAAAAATGCAAATTGAAAGTTTAAATGAATTAATTGATGCTATGGGTATTTGTGCTTATGGAACATCTCATAAACAAGTTAAATTAAAAGATTATCAATTAGATGATAATGATAATTTTATTATTAAGACTGAAGAAAGAACATATTAAGATGGCTAATGTGTTAAATTTTTCTCATGATATTGTCCATTGTTCTGCTTGTAATAAAGGTCAAGAAAGATATTTGCACGTTCAAGAGAATGGTAAATATTTATGTGTTGCTTGTTGGTTAAAAGATGCTAACAATTTTAGAGCAAATCAAAGAGTTCAAGAACAAGTTGAACAATACCAAATAGATTATAGAACTAAATATTTTAGTGGTTCTTCAAAGTATTAATATAATATAATTTCCTCCCAAACTGCCCTCAGATTAATCTCTGAGGGTTTTTTTTATGTCTAAACTAAAATATAAATATGTAATTGTATTTATTACATTGTATGTTTTAAATGCTATTTTTATAGACCTTGAAAGACAGTATTAATAATTAATTGTATTGTTAATAAAAAATGTCGGTGCAAGTTTGCACATACATACATGCAAGAAAAACTATTAATACAAGTTTAGCTTGTTGCAAATCTTTATATTATCTAAATGTCTGTCATTTATGGTTATTAATAATGGTATTTGCCTATATGTACAAAGGGTCACTGGGGGTACTCTAGCACTTGCTAGCAATCTAGGGATATTTTTTATATTTTAGGGTTATATGTATGGAAAACTTTGCAACTCACTGAGTAGGCTCATAAAAAAAGCCCCATATGCAACGCATTGGGGCAACTTATTGGGTATACTATATATATCCTCGGCAGGTTCATCTGCATTATACCGTCTGAAATCAATTTCGTCAACCCCCCTTGACAAATTTTTTTTAAATTAGTATTATAAGTATGTATTATAGGTGCAAGATGTCACATTGGCACACGATATAGCTTAGTTTGCATCCAGTTCGTAGACTTACGCACCGTAATAACAGAGATTACAATGAATTTATTACCAGAAAAACGCAAATCTACTAAGATTTCTGAAAAAGAAGAGCTTTTCTTACAAAACTTGTTTGAGAATGGCGGCCAAGTAGTCGCTGCAGCTGAAAATGCTGGGTACACGAAGGGTTCTGCAGGATATTTGCGAAGCAAATTAGCCGATGAGATCATAACACGGTCAAAGAACCTACTCGCTAGTGCTTCTGTAAAAGCTACCAACAGGTTAATTAGTATGATCGACACCCCACAAGTCGAAAGAGGGGATGATGTGCGTTTAAAGGCTGCTGAATCGCTGTTAAACAGAGTTGGGCTGGGTAGAGAGGAAACACATAACCATAATGTACAGGCATTACATGGAGTAGTATTGCTCCCACCTAAAAAAGGAATAGAAGTAAGTGGCTAATAAACGTGGTCGCCCAAGAAAAGATCCTAATGCTCCGAAGGAATCTTATAACATTTCATCATTAGAACGAGCTAAAAGAGCAACTCGTAAAAAACTTGCAGCTGAAAGGCGACAAGCTAACAAGGCTGCAAAGAAAGTACAGAAACACAGACAAAATGCTAAACGTATTGAAAACACTGCCAAGAACCTGTCTAACGGAACTTCAAAAGTTGTGGACTTGGGTGACGAACTCAATTCGTTACAACCTGTATCAGATCTGGTCGATGATCAAGAGATTATATTTAAACCTAATAATGGTCCTCAAGAAGAATTTCTATCTTCCTCTGAAGAAGATGTGTTATACGGTGGGGCTGCAGGAGGGGGCAAGTCTTTCGCTTTGCTTGTTGATCCTCTTCGTTATTGCCATAACCCTAATCATCGTGGTCTTCTCCTAAGAAGAACTCTTGATGAATTAACAGAACTAATAGACAAATCAAGACAACTATATACTAAAGCTTTTCCAAAAGCACACTTTAGAGAATCAAAATCCACGTGGGTGTTCCCTTCTGGGGCAACGATGTGGTTTACTTATCTAGACAGAGACAAAGATGTTACTCGATTTCAGGGACAGGCTTTTAACTGGATAGGAATAGACGAAATAACACAATACCCCACACCATACGTGTGGGATTACTTGCGTTCAAGACTACGTACAACAGATGACGAACTAAGACCAAACATGTCTATGCGTTGTACTGGAAACCCCGGTGGAGTTGGAGGGTGGTGGATTAAGAAGATGTACATTGATCCACACGAATATAATAAACCTTTTCCAGCCACAGATATAGAAACAAGAGAGCAGTTACTATACCCAGAGGGTCACGAGAAAGCAAGGCAACCGTTGTTCTACCGAAAGTTTATTCCTGCACGGTTGACCGATAATCCCTATCTGATGCAAGATGGCAGATACGAAGCCATGCTCAGATCGCTCCCAGAAGTTGAACGGAAGAGACTTCTTGAAGGGGATTGGGATGTCGCAGAGGGAGCGGCCTTCCCAGAGTTTTCTAAACAGAAGCACGTTGTCGAGCCATTTGAAATGCCAACTAACTGGCCCAGAATACGTGCAGCGGATTATGGATACGCAAGTCCATCCTGTGTATTGTGGGGGGCTATAGATTGGGACAACAACATTTGGATCTATAAAGAACTCTACGTAAAGCAACACACAGCAGAGCAACTTGCTGACAAAATACTGGAGATGGAACAACTTGAACCCACACCACATTACTCTGTACTTGACTCATCGTGTTGGAACAAGACAGGGTTTGGTCCTTCAATTGCAGAGACTATGATGCGTTTGGGTGTGAGGTGGACACCATCCGATAGAAACAGGTTACAGGGTAAAATGGAAATACATAGACGATTAGCAGATAACCCATTGACAAAGTTACCCAGAATCCGTATATTTAATACATGTAGTAACACAGTTAGACAACTTGCAGGAATACCGTTGTCGAAAAGTAATTCAGAAGATGTAGATACAAAAGCAGAAGACCACGCATATGATGCGTTGCGTTATCTAGTAATGACTAGAACCAGTGGATATGCTTCAATACATAAAAGTCTACAGGGAATAAAAGATCAAACATACCAACCAGTAAATAGTACATTTGGATATTAATGACTAAAGCTAGATTAAAAAAAGTTGATAATTTTTTAGAATTTCAAGAAAGGCTGTTTCCTGATGGAAATATTCCAACTCGTGAAGAAATTAAAAATCTTGTGCAAAGTGGGGATACCTCTGTAAGAACACATATTTTAAATAAAATGTATAGAGATGGAGTTCCAACAGATCCATTTCTTTTACTTGATGAAAGAGCAAAAGATTTTGCAAATAAATTTAATGATGCATTTGGTAAAAATACATTACAAACAGCTAAAAACATTACAGGTGTTGTAAAAGATGTAGATAATGTACTTAAAAAAGGATTTACATTAGAAGATGATTTTATAACTGTCAAAGAAGCAGGAACATTTCCTGAAGCTGATAGAAAAGCTTTTGAAAACAGATATACTAGCACTGCAGATTTACCAAAAGGTGATGATATGCCTGTGCCAACTATAAAAGGTTCTAAAAAACTTGCAAGTGGTAAAGTTCCTAAAGGGTTATTAAAAACAGTATTGGAAGCAGTAGGAAGTATACCAGATGAAGTATTACGTGATGCCGCAATAGCAAGTTTAATTGGGTACAGAGGAGCAGATCTTGTAGGATCTATGACAAATGAGGTCAATCCTTTAAGTGGAAATTTTGTAGCTTCTGAAGAATATCCTGCTAGACCATATTACGATCCAAAAACAAATAGCTTAATAGCTCCAGATGTAGATATAGGAGCAGGTAGAAAAGGCAAAGATCCTCTTAAAGAGCTAGGACCTTTAATGCAATCTATATTTGATAGAAGATTTGCAAATGCCGTAGATGGAGAATTATTTCCTGATATTGGAACAAAAGATATTTCAAATGCTTTAAATAAATATGTATTTCCAAAAATACCAAAAGAAGTATTAGCACATTTAAAGACACAACCAAGTGGCTACTCAGCTATGCGTAAAATATTTGCATCAGCCGTAGCGAATGATTTGAACAAACCAGAAATTGCAGCTCAGTTGATGGGGCATGGAACAGGTGAATTAGGTGGGCAAAGTGTTTTAAATAAATTTTATGCTACGATTATTGATGAGGGAGGACTTCAAGCTAGAACAGATACGTTATTGCAACTTGAAAAGTTTATGGCTGATGCTTTAGGTGTAACGACTTCTGGAGAATTAGCAACTAGATTAAATTTAAAACTTGATAACCCTGATCTAAATATAACATATCCAGAGTTTGATATGGATAAACCTATACAAGGTCCTGAAGGTCAAAAGATACAGTTGAGCGAAGAAGAATTACAAGCTCAAGAACAAGAAAGAATTAAAGCTTCTCAAAAAAGAACACAGGATCAAGCTGTAGCTACTGCTGAAGGTGTTCAAAAAGAAGTGGGTATATACAAAGGTATATCCAAAGAAGACATTGATGAAACAACTTCAAAGAAAGCGTTAGCTAAATTTAGTGAAAAAGAAAAAACAGCCGAGCTATTTAAACAAAAAAAATTAGATGACAAAAAAACTAAACGAGATAATCTTTTTAAAAAGTTAGCAGAAATTTCAAAAAGAGATGGAATTAAAAGTGTAGCAGGATTAATTACTGCAGGGACTGCTACAAAGATTGCGGCTGGAGTTTTGTCTGGTGGAACTGCTGCTCTACCTTTAGCGGCCGAAGCTGCGGCAGAAGTTGTACTTAGTCCTACTCCTACTGGAGAAAAAGCCATAGATCCTAAAATTGGATTAGAGTATACACAACCTGAAAGACCACCATCTGATTTTATGACTGAAGACGAAATTTTAAGTAGTTCAAGAATGGCTAAAGGGCAGTTTGAACCAGACATATTTCAACAAGCTAGATTAGATAGAAAAGCACAAAAAGATAAAATACAAAGTTTTTTAACAACCAACTAAGGAGGGCGACATGCCACAAGGTAACTACAACTATGACGCAGGGTACATCATGAACTCAGATAAAACATCTGTTGATGACCAAATGGGAGCAAACCAATTAAATCGTGAAGGATTGCAGTTTGATACAAAAGTAACACAAGATGTCTTTACTCAAGATGCTCCAAAGCAACAGTCAAAGCCGACAGTTGAAGCATCATTGTTTGCAATGGCAGAACAACGAGATTACTAATATATAATGTCTGATAACTTTCTTGAACCAGCCGATGATGAGCAGGTAGTTGTTGCAACCCCAGAGGATCAACTACCCGGTCTTGTTGGATATATAAAAGAAAAATTTGATGGGGCTGAGAATGGGAGATACACCCATGAACAGCGTTGGCTGACCTCGTTCAAGAACTTTAGGGGTATCTATGATTCAAGTACAACCTATAGAGAGTCAGAGCGATCACAAGTCTTTATAAAAATTACAAAGACAAAAGTGCTGGCTGCCTATGGTCAAATTGTAGATATACTTTTTGGGTCTAAGAAGTTTCCAATTACAATTGAGCCTACTCCTGTTCCTGAAGGAATAGCAGAGTTTGCACATCAAAAGACACCTCTTGATGATTCACAAGCTCCTCAAGATCCTTTTGGATATCAAGGAGATGGAAGAGAAGTTCTTCCCGGTGCAATGGAAGCTACACCTAAAAATAACGTATTAGGGGGTCTTGCTGATAAGTATGAAGGAATACCTCTTGTTGAGGGTGCTTCTAAGATTGGTGAAGTGCAAATATCTCCTGCAATGGAATCAGCGTTAGTTCTTGAAAAACAAATACAGGATCAGTTGCTTGATACTCGTGCTGTTAACACAATGAGAGCTGCCATCTTTGAAATGGCTATGTTAGGTACAGGTGTTGTAAAAGGACCATTTAATTTCTATAAGCGTGTTCATAAGTGGACAAAAGGCGAAGATGGGGAAAAGAAATACACACCTTACGAAAAAACTGTTCCACGTATGGAGCATGTGTCCTGTTGGGATTTCTTTCCAGATCCTACAGCAACATCTATTGATGATGCTGAATATGTAATACAAAGACATAGACTCAATAAGTCTCAGTTTCGTGCATTAATTAATCTTCCGTTCTTTGATGCAACAGCAATTGAAAACTGTGTAGCTAAAGGTCCTAACTATGAAGACAAGTATTACGAAGATACAATACGAGAAGACGAGACAGAAGCAAACTACCGAGAAAATCGTTTTGAAGTATTAGAATACTGGGGGGTTTTAGATGCTCAACTTGCTAGAGCAACAGGTCTTGATGTAGCTAACTCAATGTCTGATCTTGAACAAGTACAGATAAATGCTTGGATCTGTAATGGCATGGTATTACGATGTGTATTAAATCCATTTACACCTGCACGAATACCTTATCAAGTTGTTCCATACGAAGTAAATCCTTACCAGATGTTTGGTGTTGGAGTTGCAGAAAACATGGAAGATTCCCAGCTATTGATGAATGGTCACGTAAGAATGGCTATTGATAACTTAGCACTAGCAGGTAATCTTGTATTTGATGTAGATGAAGCAAGTTTAGTTCCCGGACAAAACATGGATGTGTTTCCGGGCAAGATATTTAGAAGACAATCTGGGGTAACAGGAACAGCAATCAATGGATTAAAGTTTCCAAACACAGCACCAGAAAATTTACAGATGTATCAAATTAGTAGGCAGTTAGCTGACGAACAAACTGGTATACCTTCTATACTACACGGACAAACAGGTGTAACAGGAACAGGAAGAACAGCTTCTGGGCTATCTATGCTGTTAGGTGGAGCAAATTTATCCATGAAAACAGTTATAAAAAACATTGATGACTATATGTTAAAGCCTGTTGGTGAAGCATACTTTCAATGGAACATGCAGTTTAATGAGTCTACCCCTGAGATACAAGGCGATTTAGAAATAAAGCCCGGTGGTACAAATTCAATAATGCAGAAAGAAGTACGAAGTCAAAGATTGACAGCGTTACTACAAACTGTAGCAAACCCAATGTTAGCACCATTTATTAAGTTGCCAAACCTAATGAGAGAACTAGCTATTGCACAGGATATTGATCCTGATAGTCTAGTAAATAATTTAAATGAAGCAAAACTATATGCAGAACTATTAAGAGGATTACAAAATGCTCAACAAGAAGCAAGCCAGCAGTCTCAGCCCACTGGTCAACAACCAACAGGCATGGGTGGCACTGGAGGAACACCTTCAGCACCTAACAGAAATGACGGTGCAAGCGTTGATGGCAGCCCCACTGGAGTCGGAGCTACGCCAGCTGCAGGGGAAGCTTCGTTTACTGGAAACCCTCAAGGGGTTGAAGAATGATTATATGGCAGTACAAAAATTAAAGGATAACGTATGACAACTCTTATTCCACAAGGATTTTTTCCATTAACAGATACAGGTAACAGGTATAGTTTCTTTCATCAATTTTTTAAAGGATTGTATCCTGAAATGTATAAAGATGTGTTAAAAAATTTAGGACAAGATGTAGAATCAGAAGAAGATCCCTCACCTCCAATTCCAGTATCAACAGGTGCTGCATTACAGGATGGCAGAGATGATGACCCATATGACAAAGCTAGACAAGATGCTTTAAGATTACAATGGATGATGGATGGCAAGTATAAAATACAAGGACAAGCTGTAACATTAAATGTTCCTGAGTTTCCAGCAGGGCAAAAAGGACAGTCTGCTTCTATTAGTAAATTTGAAACAGGAATTGCATCTGATCCAAATATATTAAGTAGTTTATTTGGAGGAATGACAGAAAAAGCACACGCAGCCAATATTCAAAAACTTATGGATGAAGGTGTTGGTGGAGCAGGATTAGTATGGAGTCCAACAGGGGGTTTTTCTAGTGTTTCATTAAGTGTAAACAAACGTAACTTGTTGGGAAAAGAAGTAACAACAAAAAACTTAGTGGGTAATGTTCCTGATGTGTTTATCTATGGGGATACAGTATATAATATGCAAAATCCACTTTCTAAAAAAGCATTTATAACAGCTTTTGAAAATTCATCACAAAAACGTGCTACTGAAATTAAAAAGGTAGAAAGTAAAAGACAGGGGTTAGTTAAAACTTTTGGATACTATGGGGATGACAGAGAAACTGTAGAAGGTTCTGAATATGCTACTGGTAAAGCTTCTTTTGAAAAAATGAAAAAAGAAAGAGGGTTTAGTGCTGATGCTCAATATTTTGGATCAGAAGGAATGGGGGATGCATATGAAAGAACTCCAGAAGGTGTACAATCTGCTGCAGGGTTAACTGCTGAACAAAAACAAAGTGCATCAGATGCGGCACGTGATGACAGAGAGCGAGAAAGAGCAGAAAATCAAGCTAAACAGGATGCAGCAAATATTTCTGATAAACAAGCTTCAGAATTTGCATCAGGAACACAATCAGACGTTGACCAAATGGCAAAAGATTTTGGGTATAACACTGGTGGTTTTATAGGTGGAATGAACCCAGATCAAGTAACAGACGCACAAACTGTAGCTGACGATTACCCAATAGATTCTGATGATGGCGACTTTATGATTAATGCCGCAGCAATTGAAAGAGATCCACAGATGTTTAATGAAATTATATCTCAAGGATTGCAGAAGGCACGAGAAAAAGGAGTTGACGTAGGAGACATTTCAGGAGTTGGTATGGATGGGTCTGGGGATGTACTAGCATCAAAAGGAGAGTTCCTTGTTAAAAAACCTCTTGCTGAAACCATAGGGTATGATGCGTTAAATCAATTTAATGATCAAGGCAAACCAGAGGTTGACAGACGAGTTGCAGCATCAGGTGGATTTTTAGATGGATACGCAAATGGTGGAGATATATCATTACCTGTATCAAAACCAAATCGTGATCCAGATATTGTTAGATTTTATAATAGCATAAAAGATAGATTTAAAGGATCAGAGGAAGCTAGAAAAAAGACAGATGAAATTATTAGTAACTTTCCTGAAGAAAAATTATTAGCTTTACTGTCTATTACTGAAGCGAGTAAACTAGGAGATAGAGGTATGGAAGCTGTAATGCACGTTGTTAATAACCGTGCAAAATCAGATTATAGAAACTTTGGTAAATTAAATTCTGTTGCAGATGTCTTGTTGCAAAAAACTGGTAAAGGAGCATATGAATTTACTGGTTTAGAAATTAGTGGTAGAGATGAAAAGTATGATCTTAGAGTACAATTATCAGAATTGTTATCAAGAGCAGGTGGGTTAAAAGAATTTGATAGACAAGTAGAAGTTGCAAAAAAAGTATTAGCTGGAACAAAAAGAGATTTTACAAAAGGATCTTTATTCTTTTGGAATCCAGACACCTCAGATATAAGCCCTGTTGGACTTAGTAAAGAAGAATTTGAAGAAAAAGTGCAAGCAGGAGAATATTTAATAACAGAGAACATTGAAGGTTCTACAGGTAGACACGAGCATATTCGCCCTGCTGATATACCTGAAACAGAATACCCAGAAGAATCTTTTTTAAGATCTGTAGAAACAAAAAAACGAGCGTCTAATCAATTAAAAATAGCAGAAGATAATAAGATGTCTCGATTTACTGAGAGATTAGAACCTCTTCCTGAACCTGAAGGGTTGTCCCAAAAAACATTTTTAGGGAACATACTTAGTCAGGGAGTTAAACCTCAAATGGGAAGAAGGAACTAAAAAACGTAGCTACCTGCAATAAAGCAGCCCTACATTACCGAGCAGCCACCCCAAGCCATGTGGCACTGCTAGAAGGAGAATTATCATGGCAAAGAAACCAAGCGGCCACAGAGCTAATAAACACAATGATTCCTTTGGAACTATAAATGACGAAAACCTGTACAGAAACGCATACCGTAAAGACGTTTACAAAGATGACGATGATGAACAGGAAGTAGAAGCATCCCCTGCAGAAGAAGCAGCTACGGTGCAACAAAATACAAGTTTCGTTGAGTCAAAACAATCTGACGAAGTTGACTTTAAAAAAAGATATGATGACCTTAAAAAGCATTATGACCAAAAACTTGATACATGGAAGTCTGAAAAAAGCGAATTAGAAAACGCTATAAAGAACTCCGTAGCTCAAAATACTAATGTTCAAATGCCTAAAACTCCAGAAGAATTGGAGCAATTTAAGACTGAGTATCCAGATGTGTATGCAGTTGTACAAACTGTTGCCCATCAACAAGCTGAAGAAAAATCAAAAGATCTTCATAAAGAGTTGGAAACAATTCGTGAACGTGAAAGGAATTTGGTTGTTCAGAAAGCTTACGAAGAACTTCTAAGAAAACATTCTGATTTTGATGAAATTAGAAAAGACAAAAACTTTCTAAGTTGGTTGGAAACTCAACCTGCATCTCTTGCAGATGGTATCTATAAAAACAACACTGATGCATTATGGGCATCAAGAGTTATAGACCTTTACAAAGCAGATGCTGGCATAGGTAAAAAATCAAAAGCAACAAAGCCAACAGCGGCATCAGCGATAACCCCTGCACAAGCAAGGGAAGTAAACGTTAATTCCAATGGTGGCAAACGTGTATGGAAAGCTTCTGAAATTGCTAAACTAAAAAGTCAAGAATTTGAACGTTTTGAAAAAGATATTGATATAGCTAGAATAGAAGGTCGTATTGATTTTAATTCTTAATTTAAAACTTTAACTAAATAAAGGAGAAGCGTAATGGCTTTTACTACATCAGCAGGATATGGTAACCTGCCTAGTGGTAATTTTACACCGTCTATATTTAGTCAAAAAGTTCTTAAATTCTTTCGCAGAGCATCGGTTGTAGAGGACATTACCAATACAGACTATGCTGGGGAAATTGAGAACTTTGGTGACACGGTTAATATTATCAAAGAACCTACAATCACAGTATCCTCGTATCAAAGGGGTGCAGTGGTTAACCCACAAGACTTGGCTGACGATCAAATTAGTATGGTTGTTGACCAAGCAAACGCATTTGCGTTTAAAATTGACGACATCGAAGAACGTCAGTCACATGTTAATTTTGAAGCACTCGCTACCTCATCAGGTGCGTATTCTTTAAAGAGAGCATATGATGCTAACGTTCTCGACTTAATGGCGACTAACGCTGGAATATCTAGTGAAACTGATGCTGCAACTGCAACTGTTGCAGGACTAGGAACATTAGGTGGTGTGTTAGACCTTACAGAAGATGGCGATGTAGCTATGAATCTACTAACTAAGATGGCTAGAGCATTAGACGACCAAAGTATTCCAGAGGAAAACAGATGGTTTGTCGGTCCTCCAATTTTTTATGAAATTCTTCATAAAGCTGCGGCAAAACTTTCTGCAGTTAACATAACTGGGGATGCTGCTTCACCATTAAGAAACGGTATGGTCGCTCCACAAAAAATTGCTGGATTTACATGCTATAAGACTACAGCATTAAATTCAAGTGGTGGTACTGATCAAGTTACTTTAACAGGTTTAGCTACAGACGGCAACGAGCATGCTGTTTTGGCTGGGCATATTTCATCAACTGCTACAGCATCTCACATTGCTAAAACAGAGGTAGTTAGATCTACTGAATCTTTTAGTGACGTTGTGAGAGGATTACACGTTTTTGGTCGTAAAGTTTTAAGACCAGAAGCTATAGTTCGTGCTGCAGTTAAGTGTAACTAAGGGGAGGATTAACTTATGGCTACATATAATAACACCTTAACTGGTGGTGGCACTACAGGTCACATAGCTGACGCTGCTAAAGCTTACGTTAGAACTTCTAAAGTTTGGGATACTGCTGATGGTGGTACAGGTGGAGATGTTGTTCAAATGATGGACATCCCTGCTGACACTATGATTATCGGTGGATGCCTTGAAGTTCTTGAAGCTAGAGGTAACGGACAGATAACTTTGGATCTAGGATATACTGGTGGAGATGTTGATACATTTATTGATGGATCAGCATGTGCTGCTGGATTTTCACCTTTCCTAAACGCTGCAGTTGGAGCATCTGGGTCAAACCCAAAGATGTTGACTTCTGCAGATACTATTGATGCACTCATCCTTGATGGTGGATCAACTGGGGAAAGTGCATTACGTTTCCGTATTCACGTTGTAATGTGTGACGTTTCCAAAAACCCAGTAGAATCTGCTACAGTTTCAACTGGTACATAATAACTTTTTATGAGGGGGCAGGGTAACTTGCCCCTTCTAACTTTAACAAGGAAGTTAAATGTTACTTCAATTATTAACTCCAGAAGAGGTAGACTTCTGTGTCAAAAATAGCTGCCAAATGGAAGATGGCTCAAAATCTAAGCCACTCACAGGATCAAAGAATAACAAAGAATCAACAAACATGCCTGATAAGGTACGTGAGTTAATAACACAAAGGATATATAATAATCCGTTTGTTGATGCAGTAATAAACCCTACAAAAGTATCGGTAAATTTTTATAACCAATATAATGAAGGGGGACATTATGATAAACATATAGATAACTTCAAAGCTGAACCTAAAATAAATAATACATATTTTGACTATGGGTTTTCTATATGCTTAAATAGTGATTACGATGGTGGAGAATTTATTGTTGATAATGAAATAGGTCAGATACCCTATAAGTTACAAGCAGGACAAGTTCTTTTCTTTCCTATAATATACGCTCACACAGTTGCACCAATTAAAAAGGGAGTGCGAAAAGCAGTTATAGGTTGGATGTCTACTAACGTAACATACGAACAAACTTATATATTGCGTAACATATATGATGTTAATATGCATTTTGTAAAAGAAAATAATAATGAAATGGCTGTAAAGTCTACTTTAACACAAAACTATTTAAAAAAGTTATGGGGAAAATAACTTAAATTGATCTGGGTTTTAATAGTATTTTTAATAGGAACAGATGTAAAAGAAGAAATATATTTTCAAGACTTAGATACTTGTTTAGAATATTCTAATAAAGTACAAAATCAAAACAACCATCAAAGAGTTGCAGGGGATGAAATATATATTAAAACTTATTGCGTTCCTAAAAAAACAGATTAAAAAAGAAGAAGATAAAGTTCCAAAATATTTAAAGGGAAAATAATGGCATCTAAAAAAGGCGACATGAAGGGTCACACCATTGGTGGAGGACACAAGCGACCTACTAAAGCAGGTGCTGGAATGACTAAAAAAGGTGTTGCAAAATACCGAAGAGATAACCCCGGAAGTAAACTTAAAACAGCCGTTACAGGCAAAGTTAAAAAGGGAAGTAAGGATGCAAAGCGTAGGAAATCATATTGTGCTAGATCTGCAGGACAAATGAAAAAGTTTCCTAAAGCTGCGAAAAACCCTAACAGCAGATTAAGACAAGCACGAAGGAGATGGAAGTGTTAAAAAAAGTACCAGCTAAAAATAAAGGTTTATCAAAATTACCAACACCAGTTAGAAATAAAATGGGATTTAAAAAAAAGGGGGGCGAAGTTGCACCTAAAAAAATGAAGGGTGGAGGTTTGTATGCCAATATTCACGCTAAGAAAAAAAGAATTGCAGCAGGAAGTGGTGAAAAAATGAGAAAGCCCGGAAGTAAGGGTGCTCCTACTGCCGCAAACTTTAAAAGAGCGGCTAAAACTGCTAAGAAAAAATAATGTGGATTCCAGTAATAACAATACTATGGGCATTAGGTGATAATGCTACATGGGTAAACTTTCCAATGGTCAATTTTCCATTTACTTCATCTGATAATTGTTACGAGTATGTAGCAAAAGTAAGATCTAGTATAACACAAGATCCTCAATATTTAAATGGATATAGCACCTGTGTATACATAGGCGAACCAAAAGGAGAAAATACATAGTGTTTCAAGCATTGATAGGACCTATATCTGAACTTGCAGGATCGTTTATGCAAGGACAAATTAATAAACAAAAAGCAAAAGCTACATTAGCACAAACTAAAGCTGAAGCAGAAGCAGAGATAATGAAAACTGCGGCCACACATGATTCAAAGTGGGAAATCATTATGGCACAAGGCACTCAAAACAGTTTTAAAGATGAACTGGTTACAATCGTTATACTGATTCCAACAATTTTAGTATTTATTCCCGGAATGGAAGATGTGGTTAAGAATGGCTTTGCTAGACTTAACGAGTTGCCAGAGTGGTATACTTACTTGTTGTTTTTAACAGTCTCTGCTGCGTTAGGCATAAGAGGACTAGATAAATTTAAAGGTAAAAAATGAGTTTAACTAAAAACCAAAAAACTATTATGAAGAAACATAGTAAGCACCATACAAAAAAACACATGAAAGAAATGACTAAAAGTATGAAAAAGGGTAAAACTTTTACACAGGCACATAAAAAAGCCATGAAGAAAGTTGGAAAATAGTGGCATGTAAGTGTGGAAAAGAGACATGTGAGTGTTCACAGGATTTAATCCCTGATAAAGTAGCATATCAAACAAACAAACGGAGAATGGCTTGGGTTTTAATTATACTTATGGGTATTACAACTATACTGACTTTAGCTTTCCCAGACAGGCTATCAGAAGCAGAGAGTATCCTCATGACACAATATATAAGTATGTGTGGCTTAGTAGGGGCATATTTTGGTTTTAGTGCAATAAGTGGAAGAAAATAATGAACTATGGAAGGCATATTACAATATTGGGAACAACTAATATTTTTTCTAGGTGCTTTAGTTGTAGCTGTTAAGTTACACACTGAAGTAACTACATTAAGAAAAGATGTTGATAAATTAGAAGAAGATTGTAAAAGTGCTAATGAAAAAATACAAACTAATTTTGTAAGTTCTGTAAGAACTGAAAGTGCTGTAAAAGAAACAGAAAAAAAGATAGAGTCTTTATTTATATTACATAATAAAAAGGAACAATAGTGGAAACAATAATAGATAGATTACGTGTAGAATTAGAACAAGATGAGGGTTGCAAATATCACATATATTTAGATCACTTAGGTTTACCTACGGCAGGTATTGGACATTTGCTTAAAGGCACAGATCCAGAATACAATAAATCTGTAGGCACAGTTATAAGTAAAGAACGAGTGGATGAGTGGTTTGAACAAGACATACAAACTACACTTAATGATTGCAAAAAAGTATTTGATGATTGGGATTCCATGAATGAGGAAGTAAGACTAATATGTTGCAATATGATGTTTAATCTAGGCTACCCAAGATTTTGCAAATTTAAGCTTATGATACAGGCTATAAAAGATGGTGATTACATCGAAGCAGCGAATCAAATGAAAGATTCAAGATGGTACAAACAAGTAACAAACAGGGCAGACAGACTAATAAGCCGAATGAAAGCTGTACCTTTACAAAAATAGAACTTATTAAACAAAAAGATAGGGAGAGACACAAACTAATATTGTCTCAATATTTTAAACCAAGAGACAAAAAATTTAAAGGGTATACACATGATTGATCCGATCACGTTGTCCGCTGCTGTTAGTGGAGCAACGGCCGCCTATAACGGCATAAAAAAAGCCATTATGATGGGTAAAGAAATTGAAGATTTAGGATCACAGTTATCTACATGGATGTCTGCTGTAAGCGATGTAGATAACATTCACAAAAATGCAAATAGCCCTTCAACGTTTGATAGACTATTTAACGGCTCAATTGAACAAGTTGCAATGGAGTCTTTCGCAAGTAAGAAGAAACTTGCAAAACAAAGAGAAGAACTTAAAAATTTCTTGGTGGCACACTACGGAACACAAGCATGGGATGATTTACTACGTGAAGAAGGTCGTATAAGACGTGTTAGAAAAGAAATTGTATATGCTAGAGAAGAAAAAAACAGACAAATAAGAGACTACACAATTATGGGTATAGCTTCTTTAGTTGGTTTTAGTGCTTTAGGGTGGATGCTCTGGATCGTAAGTCGTTCTATCTAGCTTTACTAACAATGCTTGTTGTTATGTACTTATTTGTGGGTATAGTTAGTGCAAAAAAAATAACAACTTGTAGATTAGCAAGTCAAATATTAGGGAATAATCAACGTGTATGTGTATATAGTGGAGCAAATAACACTCAGTACAGAGAGTATATTCCGTATGATGCTGGAGAGTGTCCAAGAGAGTATCAATGCCCTTACCGACCAAATGAAAAACCCTTTGATATAAAGAGTGTTGTACGCAGCATAAAAGAACAGTTTACAAAATAGGTAATTATATGTATACTAAAATATGGAACAGTTTTGTAAAGATGCTCAAGAATTTGCTATAAAGAAAGCAAAAGATGAACAGCAAAAAGTTGAAATTAAAAAAAGTTTTAAAGATATATTTAAAACATTAGAAAAATTAAAACATGACAGAAAAATCAAAACGACTTAGGAATGTTTTTGTAGCTCTAGGAGATACACTCTTAACGTCTGTTTATACTTGTCCTAGTAATTTTATTGGTGTTATAAAAGAAGTTATAGTCTGTAACGTAGATGGATCAGCAAGTGCTGACATTACTTTGCAAATTACAGATAGTTCTGCAAGTGCTACTTTTAGTTTGGCTTCAACTAAAGCTGTAGCACAAGATACGTTTTTACGATTTGAACAAGCAAACATAATTCTTGAATCAGGAGATATTTTTAAAGCACAGGCAAGTGCTGGAAATGATTTACATGTTTCACTATTTA